CATGGCATCCCCTATACTCACGGGTCTGCACCTAAAATAAACTATACGGTTTACCATTCTTTCCATCCTGGTCATTTCTGGCTGGTTAAGATTATACCACCAACCTCTGCGGCAGGCAAGGAAAAGCCCGGAATTTCACCGATTCCGGGTTTTCTATCTTTTATCTGCTCTTACCCTCCGGTAATTTATCTGACCCACGCTTTACTCTTCGTACACAGCATTTGCCTCCCGTTCTTTCCCTCGTTCCATGTAATAATCATACAGAAACTCCTGCTGCTTCTTGGTGTACCTCTTAACCGGGTTCTTGGTCGGGATTGCTATTCCTTGGGACGGATTATGAAGCAAAACCCATCCCCGTTCCACAAGATAGTCTCCAAAGGAATACAGATCGTCGGATTTGAACTGCCCCGGTACATGCACACCGGCAGCAATCCAGTCATCCGCTGTCATGTTTTCTCGTATATACTTCTCTGCAAATTCCTGATGATCTCCCCAGTCAACTTCGTGAAATGTTCCGTCAGGCTCTAGCCACCCATAATCCCCTGTGGAATGCTCTTCTTCGTCCATCATGCGTTCCATGAAACTTCCGAGCATATCGTCTCCGTGTCTGCTTTCTATAGGCTGTCCCGTTTCTTCAAGCACCTCATTTTTTGCATACTCTGGCATATGCTCCATAGCCGTGGAATACCATTCCATATAACGATCCCGCTCCTCTTCTGCCTTCTTCCTTTTCGCAATCTCTGCTGATAGTCTACGGAAAATATCAAACTGTTCAGGTATGTCCGGTTGTTCTGACGGATCATATGTTGTCATGTGAAATGTTCCATCCGCTGTGTTACCAGAGAAATCTGCTCTTCCCAGCAGGACATCTTCGGCGTATCTTTTTAATTCTTCCGGTTTCATATCTGTCCCGCCCATGCAACTCAGCAACAGATCCATGATTTTTTCAATCTCTCTTCCTTCGTAGAAGAACCATTCCCTGACAAGTCTGGTAATAAATTCTCCCTGAATATTAAAAGAAAGCGTCATTCTGTCTTCCATACCTACGCCTTCCCGCAATATGGTTCAGGCAACTCCGCCCACGCAACAATATCATCATCCCAACCGGAATCCCATCCGAGATCTGAATCATATTCATCCACGCTCACATAATGCTCTCCCGATATTCCCCTGTATGTTATTAGCACCTCTTCGCCGTCTTCGGGCAATCGTTCATCTATCGGAACCCATTCTTCAGAACTTTTATCCTGATCTAAGTCTCCTGATAACACAAGCGCTGTTGCTTCGATCACTATGCTCATAAGCGTCATATCGAGTTCATCCCAGCTTATATTTCCCTTTGCCTTTCTCTGCCCTGCATCCTTCTGGGTTGTCGTTTTAATCAAGTCATAAACGTATTCCTTCAAAGCCGGGATATTTGACTTCTGACCGTGATCCATCAGGAATGTCCACATAGTATCTTTTATTTGGTTAGCAGGATTCTTGTTCATTCTCCACCTCGTATTTCTCCATATTCTTTTCAGCATCTTCGTAACTCCTGTACCAATATCCATCTTCTGCCCGATGGAACATGCAGCATTTCGGAGCATAATTTCCTTCACCGCCTCCAAGTACAGCGCTCACAACATCTTCATTATATGCGCACATACACTGGTTCTTTACCGTGCCGCCCCGGTAACCATCGTCATACTCATAATCGCCCATATATGCCATCTCGCACATGTAGCAATTCTTTCCGACTGGATTTTTGATGCACACTGCTTCATGCCTCAGTATCGTTTCCGGCTTTGCCGCCAGCTTATCGCAGTATTCGCATTTATATCTGACTACTTTCTTCATGCAAGTATCCTCCGATTTCCCTCTGTAAAATAACTGAGAAGTTCATTGTACATTCCCTTATAGACATCCCGTTCTGTTTCCAGCCGAACAATTTCTTCCGGCGTATGCACGTTTTGGGATACTTTCTCTGTGGTTTCACCGTTCGGTATTGCTTTCTTCAAAGCATCTGCCATCACCGTGTTTGAAGTATCTTCCGAGTACATTTTCAACCACGTTCCCACGAACTTTGCTGTCTTCAAATTCAGTCCGATCCCTATGCTCACCGCAAGCGCTTTATCCAGATTTTTCTGCTCGGTATCTGTTATCTGACCTATGTACTTCCCGATTCGACCTTTGTAAATTGTCTCAATCTGCTCACACAGAGCAGTTGAGGGCTTTTCCGCCGTGTTGATTTTCACATGAGTCGGAAGTGGTTTCTTCTCTTTCGTTGTCAGATAAGCCACAATCACCACCGGGGAATGCTCGTTTCCTACATCATTGCTGATGATAATTCCAGGTCTTCCTCCAGCCTGTTCATTCCCGCTTACCTCCGTTTCATGGATATAATAAATCTCACCACGATACACTTTATTTTCCATCCTCTTCTCCTCCGAATCTACTTTCAATGCTTTTCATGATAGCATCCAATCTGCTTGCTCCAATTCCTTTCGTTTCCGCAATCGCATCCTTTACCTGGGAAATATCAATACCCGGTACAGACTCCCTTCCGTCCTGGTATCCCTGCATATAAAGGCTTTTGCAGAAATTCTCAAATTGGGTTCTGTCCATTTTCTTTACCCGGCGATAATCTTCTCTCCGGAGAATATTCTTGCTGTCCTGTGCGATCTTCTTTGCGATATTCGTCATACTTTATCTACCATCCTCTCTTAAAAGTGTGCGTGTACTTCCTGCCCGATACGCAATGTTCCAGATTTATCCAGTGAACACTTTCGATACATCTTGAGTCTTCCGGCAAACAGCTTTTTCAAGTCATTTGTCATAGGAATCTCCTGAAAGAACGTCTCTTTCCGGTCATAGACCAAAACCTTATTTCCTCCGAATATTGCTTTCTGAAATTTTACAATCATAACTGGCTCCTTTCTCCACTCTTCAACCTGGTCGATCATCGTATTGACTGCTTCATCCCAACCTTTGCTCCAATCATCACTCGCATCACATCCGCCAATTCCATGCAGATAATCATACAGCCTGTCTAAATCTATACTTTTCATAAGTCCTCCTATAAAGGGCGGCTTACCAGCCGCCCAACAGTAACCCAGTTATCAGTTTTTCCGTTTTCTGTAATAAGCGGAGCGGAAACCGATGCCGCTGCTGGAGTACGACCGGGGGCCGCCCAGGTTCACGCTGAACACGCCCGCACCGGAAGCGCTGCTCCAACCGCCGCCGCAACGCGGCAAACGCTCTCCGTTTGTGTCTGCATAGAGATATGCTTTCGGTTCTCCTGGAAAAAGCCCCAGGTTTTTGAGCGTCTTGCAGTTTTCAAAATCAAACTCTACCTGCTCCCATCTGCATCCATCGTAATCTTTTCCTTCTGGTTCTTCAGTGGTAAAGCGTATGATTCCGTCCTCCGTGGTAACATAGACGCTTTCCTCTCCAGCTTCTACAGGAATCCAAAGTGTACTATTCTCTGTCAGATTGATGTTCATAGCGGCATTGTTATTCGGCACAATCTCCAATCTGCCATCCATGAGCCGCAGTCCACGGAACCACTCGTAAATGTCCCCGCAGAGTCCGTCTACTCCGAAAATCGTATGGTCGTGCATCCACGTCTCTGGACCGGAGCCGGTCAACATCCGGCAGCCATCGTATGTCTGGCACTTCTCGCTTTCGTCTCCGTGCCATTTACCATAATTCGTGTTACCATGCGGAAGTGTCTTATTATCATAGCAGTAGTTCGCCAGGAATCCTCTTTCCATCGCTGTGAGAAGATGCCAGCCTTCTCCTTTTGAGAAACATGCCTGTTCCGCCTCTTCCAGCGTAATATTCGTTGCTGCCTGTTGCATCGGGAGACTGTATGCTTTCCCATCAATGATACAGTTCTTGTACTTGCTGATGAAGATTTCATCATATACATCTCCTCCGATAAAGAACATCGGATGAACCTTTTCTGTGTCCTGCGGTCTGGTAAACTTAACCATAATTGATGGCAAGCCGGCATCATCATAGATTACCACATTGTCTTCCCGGTAGTATTCTACCGGCTTTGCATGGCTGGTACAAAACCCATCCGGATCAATCTTCAATTCTTTCAGGTTACATTTGTTTTCTACTGCATTCCTGCAATTCCTTGTGCAAATAACTTCCATCTGCATCTCCTCCTTGTGAAATTGATTTATTATGCCATAGGGCTTTCTGATTGCCCTCTGGTTGCGTTTTGGCTTACCGTTTGGTAATTTGATTGTCTAAATAAAAATCAGCCGTATTTGAGCCGATTTACAGATCATATACCAACAGGTCTTCATTCGCCGCCAGATCACATTTTTCTTTCCACTCCAATTTCCGGATGACGCTCCATCTGGAAAAATTGATATTAGACAGGTCATATCTGTCGTACACCCTCTTATCAATAACCAATCTGCTGCTGAAATCCTTGTTCTGAAGGATTCCGCTGTTCGACAGGTTCTTCAGAGCCATAATATCCATATCTGAACATTCTGCATGAAGTGTAAATGTAAATCCATCAAGTTCTTTCAGAATCTCTTTGCTGATTCCTTTATTGTTCCACAGGGAAGTATATAGATACATCTTTCCACGGTATCCCTTATCCCACATACGGTTGATAAAATCTAGTGTTTTACCCGGAATCAGCATCGGTTCTCCTCCAGTAATTACAACTTCCTGATAATCCAACAGTTCTTCTTCTGCGCGTATTATTCTGTATTTGGGGAGATTTGCATTGCAACATCCCGGACATTTCCTATTGCACTTGAATGTAACGATTACCCTTGCTGTTTTCTTCATGGTCCCTCCTAAATTCTGTACTCTTTGCTTTTCTTATTTCCCTTTTCCTTATACCTGGAAAATGGTCTTACCCAGCTAACCTTTCCGGTCTTGCTGGTTCTGAAAAAACCTCTGACCTGTACTTCTCTATCCGGCTTGGTATAGTGACGCTTTTCTCCGTACTGTGTCAGTTTTTTTTCATCGACTTCCTTTACCACATAGGTTTTTCTAAATAACGAAATCGGCTGATCCGCTCTCTTCCTCAATTTTTTCGCCTCATGCTTTGTCCGGCGCTTTGTCTGACTTTCATCTACCTCAATTATCTTTTCATAGTGCGCCGCAAACATCATCAACGAGTGATACTTGATGGCTTCCTTATAGTCTGTACGGTCAACCTTCGATACTGCCCGGAGAATCTGCAATCTTTCTTTCGGCAAATGCGCCGGAAATCTGTAATTGCTATATTCTTTCGTTTTTGGATCATAGTCATAAGTCATAACTGGTATAGTTCCGGAATCTGGGTACACCGCAAGTTCAACTACCGGCGGCTTGCTCTCAAAGGTAACTTCTATTTCTTCTTCTTCGAGTATTATTAGCCCTGTATCCATCGGCGGGCGGAACTCATTCATGTCGAGCCAAGACTGATTATCCAGATACCACATTATAATTTTCCCCATCTTTTCGTTACTGCTTACCACGATCCGGTCAAGGTTTTCTTTATTCATCGTCTTATCCTCTCTACGAACTGCCGCAAGAGTTTATTTACCTTCTCCTCTTTTTCCTCCCAGCTAATCTCGCTGTCTTCCAGTATTTCTTTCGCAATATCGTCATATTCATGTTCCAATTCGTAGCGGCTTCTCACTCTCTTACTTTTCAGCGGAGAGTAGCCAGTGGAAATCAAAACACCATCGACATTGTAGTAATCGCAAGCCCACCCTTCTGCCCTTGTGCTGTAAGCGAACGGCTCCTGAAATTTCAAGAGAAACTGCAAGTTGCAGTACCCAGTTCCTAAAATGTTCCAATAGTCCATATTGAGGGACTTTTTTGTCAGTCTGATTTTACTCATGTGTCTCTACCTCCGTTTCTGGATCATGCCACTGAAGACCTCTTTTTCTGTACGCCGGTATCCAATGAGCCTCGTAAAAATCATATCCACATCCATCAATCCCGAAGAAATATCCCCAGTCATCGCTCTCATAAATCCGGAATCCGCATTCTGACATAACCTGTATTCCGTCTAACTCCTCCATCCAGTAGTCATCAGCGGAATCTCCAAACTGCCAGAGCCAGCCCCACATCGGGAGTTCGCCGCAGTCCTGCATTTCAAAATCGTCTATCCCGACCTCAACCGTGTTCCCATCATCAAGGTTTATCAGGTATATATCCTGCTCGCCTAGGTAATTCTCAATTTCCCCGTAGCTGCTGTAATCATCGCATCCATCCGGGAGATTGAAAACATATACTCTTCTGCCATATGACGGTTTTGTCACCTCCCGCCAAGACCACGGTTCTAAATTCATCAGCTTCTGAATCATATCCTGTGGAAATTTGCTGAACTCAGAAACCCATTTCTCAGCAGCTTCTTTTACTGTAACTCCTTTTCTCAGCATATCGCTTCCTCCTCATAATCCTCATAGTCGATCTGCATTACTTCGCAAATGTCTGCATAGTCGCATCCATTTTCATACATATTTTTGATAGTACGACCGTGTATGGTTCCAGCCCATGCATCAATCTGTCTTTCGATCTCTGCGTTCAGCCGATGGTTACTTCTGTCTGTCAAATATTACACCTTCTTTCTTACCAACTGGTAATTTTTATCTTGGTATCATCTTAGCTTTCCAATCGGTAATTGTCAATCATAAAATTTATTATTTTGGTAAATTTTCTATAATCAATCATTAGCTTTACATGGAAAATCCGGAGGCGTTACCCTCCGGACCATTTCACATACTTTTATCCAGCGATGCAGACAATTCTTTCTTCAGCATCATGATTTCCAAAACAATTTCATCCAGCCGGTCAAAAACTCCTGCAATATTCACGTTTCCAGTAGTAACCGGCTTCTTCGGAATATTGTTTTCTCGCTTCTGGACCGGAGCCGGTTTTTCTACAGGTCCTTCTTCCGCAGAAGCAATCATCTCAAACCAGTCTTTAAATCCTTTCGGCGGCATCAGTCCGTTTTTGATAAATCTATCTGCCTCTCTCTTGTTGAAACACCGGGCATTTGTCTCACCTTTCCTATTCCCGGATACCCACGGAACTTTTACCATTTTGCCAGGAATGTTACTTCTCTTTACCGCTTTTGTCGGGGCTTCAAATCCCATACACTCCGCAATATCAATCCCGACAAATCTCCGCTCTCCGTCAGAATCAATAACCGTCCGGATTTCCCCGAATCTTTCATCTGTGTAAACAAAACAATTCTTTCCTTCAAACTCATATCCGCTCATACCGCACCTCCGTAATACGCCGCTCTAAGACCAGCCAAATTTCTTCCAAACGCTTCTCTCAGCAGATTCAAAGACAGTTCTAACTGCTTACCGTCTTCATCGTCCGAGAATCCGACACGTCCATCCACGAACGTATCATCAATCATGCGGATCAGGGCTGATACTTCGCTCATTTTGATGATGCAACTCTCCAAATTCTGCATATCTTCACACTCCTTTGCTTCTTGCGCCAGAGCCACGGTTATGCTATACTAAATCTGCTATTACTAAAACCGTAGCTTCCAGCTCGTTTTGCAGCCCCTTTTGATGCCCGTCAGAAGGGGTTGTTTTTTGTTACATCATCATTCTAACTTACCGTCTGGTAATTTCCATCGTTTTTCAGGATGTTACCCAAAATACAATTTATATTACCGATTGGTAATTTTAGAGCAAAACTAAATAAAGATGCTGCCCTTCATAGTGCCATCTCCATACTTCTGATATAATTTCCCGGCATATTCTTTTCCGATTGTCGTAATGCTGTCTGAGCCATCCTCCCACTCCGTATATCGTGCAACAAAGAATCTGCCGAAAGAATCTACATACAATTCAAACGCCATTCCATCCGTATATTCATGCTCTCCGTCACGATAAAAATTACCGCAGAGCATATCTGCCTTATACGTGTCATACAGCACTCCCTTGATAACCTGCCGCACCCTGCGCCCATGCCCTTTTCTCCGGCTCTCAAATTCAATTCCACTTTCCAGTTCCACCAGACGCACTTCATATCCAAGCATGTACGCCATCTTTCTCCACTCTTCTGCGCTGAAAGAGTTCTTTTTAAGGCGCTGGCTGAAGTTCTGAGGTGTCCATCCCATTTTCTTTGCGAACTCTCTCTGAGAATATCCCTTTGCTTCCAGGGCATCTCTCAGGATTTCTGACATGCTTTTTCCATTATCTACAGTCCCTAATTCTAAATTAACCATTGTCCCTCTTCACCTCCGGTATCAAAATCTGCATACGTTCCATTTCATTTAACCAGGAATCAAAGTCAGTACCTTGGTCCTTCTGCTCTTGCAATCCAGCGTTATTTTCAAAATAATCTTCCAGGTCGCTAAGAGTATGCCTTTCTGATTTTCCATTTTCATAATAATTCCAGACCGTCATTCACTCTTCATCCTCGTCTTCTTTGCTGAAAACGCATCCCAGAAGTTCATAATCATCCCCTACTTTTTTGTAGGCGAAAACCTCTTTTGCATCCTGATTCTCCATGCACTTCCGGATTCCGTCTTCTTCGGTATATGCGGTATCTATCTGGACATCATTCCCGTTTTCAATGGAATAGTATTTATCGCTTGTCTCCGCTTCTATCCCATTCATCAGATAAACCACGCCTTTAGGATGCTTTTCGTCAAACCAGTGCCAGATTTCTTCACGGTCTGTACCGGCTGGGAATACGGCTATCTCTCTGCTGCCGAACATCAGCTTGTATTCTTTCTCCAGTATGAGCCTTCCGTCTTCATCTTCGGCAAACGGCACATCCGATAGATTTTTCCAGAATCCCTCTACCATTCTATAGCAGAGTAATGTTTCTCCATTCCAATCGCATAAGCCGGAATCAACCAAACACTCTCCACATAACATCAGGGGAAAACCACAGTTCGGGCAGAAAGCATGGTAGCCTTGGTTCGCTACATTCCATGCAATCGTACTCTCCTTGCCACATTCCGGACACTGCTCCGTAACGAGGCTCCCTCTAATCTTCAGCAGTTCTTTTTGCTTGCGAACCACGGCAGCGTGAACCTCCTGATTTTCTTTCCGCAGCCTGATAACTTCTTTTCCCAACTCGCTCTTAAAAGCATCTTCAATCGACATGTTCATTCCTCTCTTTCTTCTCCCAACAATCCGGACATAAAATAAAATCGCTTCCCTGCATCATATCCATATACCGCTTGTATCCATGCTTATCTGTAAAGCACTTCGAGCAGAATACCCTGCCGCACTTTTCGCATCCCCACAATTCTCCGTGAAGATCGTCAGATGTGTCCCACCCGTTCTGAAATCCACAGAAGTCGCATGAATAGGTATTATCCTCACTGTGATATGCCATCTTCTTCACACTCCTTTCCGCAGTTCGGACACTTTATGTCGTTGCATCCATCTCCGTAATTGATAAGTTTTCCACAATATCGGCACTCAACCCATTCGTTATTTACAAACCAATCATTCATCAAAGATTCCGGATGTTGCCAATCGCATCCCTCGAATAATTCATCCGCAAATTCCGTCTGTCCTCTGCACATATCCAAAAAGTCTTGTCTGCTATATAAAGAATCGCTCAGTTCTGGAATATAGCAAATGCGATCCGGATGTTCTTTGTCCAGGTAAGCCTCTTCGTCTTTGAAAATCCACCCTTGCCTGTAGTAACCTCTGTCGATTACTTCTGGCGTGCTGCGCTCTTCATCTGCTGGAATGTATTCTCCGATTTTCAGATATTCTTTCTTTTCTTCAGCCATAAACAATCTCCCCGAACAAAGCATACTGGATAATCATGTCCGAAGCCGGTGCATCAATCAGGGTGCAGTCCAGCAAATATCTATCTTCATGTGCTCCCGGATAAACGGTATCATCATAAATCGGGTCCTCCAGATAACGTTTCAATCCAGCCAGAAATTTCTCTTTTGTCAGTTCCTCATACTTTCTTTCCTTTACATCATACAGAAGAAGTGTTCCTCCCCGGCTGATCTGGTCGCTTGCAAACTCTCCAAGGTATTCTCCTTGCACTAATGCCTCTGCACACCAATGATTGATACCGCCTTCTAATACCGAAACCATAATATCGTCAATATCTTCGTCCGTAACAAGCACGTTAAAACTGACCTCTAAAACCGTTCCGCTCTTTCCCATGTCAAATTACCTCCATTACGATTTCTGAACAACGCCAACCGGTTCCCCGTAGTCTCTGCGCATATGAGCATCGTGACATCCATCCAGCCTGTTCATGCTCCACTCGCTATCGTGGATGCTAAATGAAAAATATCCATCATCAGCGATAGAAAAACTCGCCATGCCGTGATGCCCTAGCTTTCTCAACTCTCCGATCAGATCATTCAAATGCGGCAAAGTCGCTCCACAGAACGTCCTGAACTGTTCTTCCGTAATAATTTCCTGCTTCTCCTTACTCATTTCTTTACACCTCCGAACTCTAAAATCTTTTCTTTCGCATAACCTTCAATCATTTCAAGGTAATCTTCGCTTTTCCAGTCCGTATCCGGATTCTCCTCCTCAAACTGGTTTGCCAGGTCCACAAAATATTGATTCCATGTGATGCTGTCTATGTCTGTCAGCTTCGGATGTTTTATCGCCAATTCAACATACATCCGGGCAATCTCTATGAAATTTTCCGTCCTTCTGTTATATTCCAGCTTTTCCCCCATTCCTCTCCACCTACTTTCTCCTCAATTCAATGGCCGCCAGGATAATAACCGCTACCGCATCAATTACTATCGCCGCCGCATTGAAAACACCAAGCCCCTTCTGTATCGCAATACAGATCAGAAACACCAGCATGATAACCAAAATTCTTCTCGCTCTTCTCATTTACTTCCGCTCCTCTCTATGCTATACTAAGCAGACGGAGGGGAGTTCCCGCTCCCCATCCGCTGAGAACTGCTTGTTCAGTCAGTCAAACCAGTTAAGAATTGCTGTTACTATCACAGAAATGATAGAGATGACAGCTAAGATGATGTTTGCGATACACTCACCTTTCTGGTATTTGAGAATCTGCTGTTCAAGCAGTTCTTTTTCTGTCTGCTTTTTAGGCTTCTTCTTTTTCTTTCCCATCAAATCCTCCCTTCCATCCTTACCGTCTGGTAAGTTTTTTCTATAATCTTATCTTATCCCACCCACCTCTGGTGTCAATCGAAAAGTTTATAGATTTCAGGATTTTACAGGGAATATCTGCTTTTGCAGTGATTATGAAGTGCATAAATCATGACGTTTCTTGCCTTGCCGGTAAGCCGGTAAAATTCTTCATCTCCCATCGGCTGTACACAGAACTGAACCGTAACCAGTCGGTCATTACTGTCATATATTTTCGTACCGTACAGGACATGATCTGCTCCAGTTTCTTTCATCTTTTCGGCTGCATCTCTCTCAAATTTCAGCAGTTCTTTCTGAATCTCCGATGCCGGCATCTGTCCTCTCCGGATGCAGCCTGTCGTGTCTCTCATAGTCCATGTTACCATTCGTCTTCCTCCAAATCTTCCTCCCACTCTTCCGGCGGCTTCACTTCATATCCGCCCTCTGCATACCATCTGCCGCATCCTGGACACTGGCAACATCCGTAATAGTTTCCAGTAAGATAGAACTCTTCTCCACATTCGCACCTTGCCAGAGCCGATACTCTGCATGAATTTTTCCTTTCCACAACTCCCAGGCACTCAACCTCTTCCGGATGATCCTTGCACCACTTGTAGTTCTTCTCAGAGCAAGGATTTAACTGCACCTTCCCGTTTTTCCAGGGAAACGCAAATCCGGCATCCGGACATTCACGGTATATGTACTCCAAATACATTTCTTCCTGAACCTCTGTATGAGCCTCTTTAATGATTGTTATCATAGGCATCCTCCTCTCATGCGTTCTTTGCGTCTTCTACGAACTGATCCGCTTCTTCCTTGCTGCCGAACCAGTCATGATAAATATCTTTACGTCTCAGTGACTTTGACTCATTTTTCGGAGCCTTTACCGCCTGGATGCTGTTCGTGATAGCTGCGATGACTCTGCCATCGTCATATACCGAAGTAGTGACACACCAATACGTCTTCATTCCGGCAAGAATCAATTCGTAGGCATCCGCCTGTTCTTTTTTAAGCGGCTCTATGTAATCTACAAATCCCCACGCCTCTTCTCCGATTTCCTCGCAGAAAATCTTTGTGTCAAAATTCTTGATCTGTTCAACTTTCTCCCTGTTCGGGAATCCGCCCGGAAGAATCGGACGCTGTGTGCTGTAATATCTTGTCATCTCTAATCCTCCCTAAAATGTTGCTCTGTCGTATTGTCTCTGATTGATTTCCCCGTTCTTGCAGAGACTGTCAATCCAGCAGGACCAGATGTACTGCACTCTGCAATAATCATCCCGGCGCTCCCGCAGATACTTTTTGTAGTTCCCCTCATACACCTCGTTAATGAATTTTCTTTTCAAAGTCATTATCTTCACTCCTCCGTGGTAATATCATGCAATCATACATATAGCTGCCATACGCCATACTTAACACATCAGGTATGCTATCCGCTGTGCATCTATACTTGTCACGAAACATTTCTTCCAAGAGAATCTGTCCGCCATCATATTCCGGTATCTCCGGTTCTAGTTTGTATTGCTCATAATAAATGTAATCCACATATCCGTCTTCAATATCTTCCGGAAGAAGATTATCTCCGCTCTCTTCTGCGATTCGGATGATTTCCTGAGTCTCCGGAACATATATAAAAACATCATCGTATCCATCCTGCTTTTCTCCCCAGCAACTTTCTGTCCAGATAACTTCTGCTGGTAATTTTCCGTCATACCCTGTTTTTCCGATTCTCTCCCACCTTTCCTTGTCATACCAGAAGCTGCAATTCAGACAGTTTTCGTGAACGTCCGGGTATTTATTTCTAAACTCCCTAACCGCATCATTGAAATCAGCAGCCATTATAACGAGATATGTATTCTGATACGGGTATAATCTCCAGCTTCCAAAGGTAAAGTAATAGGCTTTCAAATCTGCACCTCCTCTACGCTTATAAGACTCATACTTCCATAAAGGCACTTGCTTTCGATCTCTCTTGCCTTCTTTTCCGCTGAACGGATTGTTTTTGCATCAATGGTTCTTTCTGTCTCATATCCGCCATTTTTTAACTGAGGATTGCTCCTCCAAAATTTTGCTTTGTATTTTTTCATGTATTCGTCCTCCTTACCAACTGGTAATTTTTATCTTGTCATTATCTTATCTTACCAAACGGTAAGTGTCAATCATAAAATTTATTTCTGCTTGATTTTTTTGAAACTAAACGATATGCTTTATATAAGGTAGAAACTGCTGGAAGGATGAGCTTCTGAGAGCCTCTGAAATGCTTCTGGATTCATTTTATTCTTTTGCCGAAGGAGATATTGAAAAATTCTGTAGGATTGACTGGGACTCGATACGTCAAAAAATCGTTCTGAAATTTGTGCAGATTGTACATGTAGATGTGTGTGCAAGAAGCATAACCGCTGACGGCGGTTTGCGTATATATTCTTTTCTTTTTTATGGTAATGGTACTGGTAATGGTACTGGTACTGGTTACAGTGGATTTTCCTACGGACTGTCCGTAGGATTGTCCTATGGACGTTTTTCAAATTTGCATATTGAAAAGAAAATCTGCGTATGCTATAATGCCAGTAGGCTAATAGGTGTGAGTTACTCCATCAGGAGCAACAAGCAAAAATCCCGGAGATGCGACCTCCGGGATTTTCTATTCCTAATTTCGGTTATGGGAAGGCTTAAACCCATAGGCTGGTTGCCTACTTTTCATCGTCGTCCAGCCATTTGCGGATAAGAAGGCTAATCAAATCCGCCACGACAGCGATGATAATAGGTGTAAGTATCTCCATCAGAAGCACCCCCTTTCTGTTACCAGTATAGGGGAGGCAACAGACGGATTATAACACACTCATCTGCTAATTTCTAGTGCTTTCAGGAGCGTGTTCTGCCGTCTATCCACTTGCAAATATAGTGCGCTACAAAATCTCCCGCAAGAATAATAAAAAATAGCAAGACATACTTCACTGTTTTCATGTCCTTTCCATTTTTTGTACAGAACTATATCACTTTTCCCGGAAAATGGAAACTGCAACAAAAAAATCCCCTCCGCCGGTCAATTCCGACAGAGGGGTATCTTGTTATTCATTTACAGTCTCTTCGTGTGCTCCAGGGCAATCCAGCCCGCTCCGCTCTTTAAGCGTCCCCAGGTATATCCTCCAACACTCTGCGTCTCAACGATAGTGTAGACTCCTTTCGGGCAAAATCCATTATTTCCGTAGTTCGTGCCAGGTCCTTTGCGGATATACAGGTCAGAGATGCTGACCTGTACCTGGAAACTTCCGGAAGATGCCGCTGTGCTTCCGCCGGAAGAAGCTGCGCCTCTATAGGTGCAGTAGGCTTTATCCACATTGATCCAGCCTGCTCCGCTCTTCAGTTTCCCCCATGAGCCATTCTGAATCTCCGTGATCGTGTACACGCCCTTGTCTTTGATAGAGCCATTCGTTCCGTAATTGGTCCCAGGACCTTTCCGAATATTGAGTTCCGCCACATTGACCTTGTACGTTCCGGTCTTATAAGAAGCGCCAGAAGAAGTGCTGCCGCCAGAAGAACTTGATCCCCCTGATGCGGCTCCAGCATAGGAGCAGTATGCTGTGCTGACGTTAATCCAACCAGCTCCAGATTTGAGTTTACCCCAGGAGCCATTCTGGATTTCAGTAATTGTGTAAGTTCCTTTGTCTGTAATAACGCCGTTGATGCCGTAATTTGTTCCAGGTCCTTTGCGGATGTTGAGGTCTGCGACATTGACTTTGTACATACCGGTCTTGTAGTTTCCTGAACTGCCGCCTGTACTTCCGCCACCGGTTGTTCCTCCGCCGGAACTCCCGCTGAGTTGCGCTGTTACCCGGTTTGCCACATCGCTGAGCCTGGAGTAAAGCCAATCTCCGGGGCAAGATTTATTTGCAAACCAACGATGTACGGTCAGGACCATCTCGTTTGACTTCGTGCTGTAATTCAGGGCGGTATTCTTATCCCCGAACCAAAGCAGCTTGGTCTTCCCATTCCTGCGGCAGATGTCAACGCACAGTGCAATCAGCTTCTCATAAACAGCATCCGTCATGGCATACGGATCAGTCGTATCGCTGGCGCACTCGATTGTTACCGCTCTCTGGTCGTTGGCGTTGCTGGAAGAACACCAGCTTCTGTTGCCTTCGTCTACGCACAGCACCACTCGACCATCGCTGCCGATACCGTAGTTGCAGGATGCCTGTCTGCTTGAACTCGTAAAGCATCCTCCGATAGATTCTGCGGAAAGCTGTCCAACTACACAGTGCGGTGTGATCCGGTCAATGGCGTGTGTTCTTGCGCCGCTGTGGTTAGGGCTTTTCACTGTACAATTTACTAAACTACTGTTACTCATACCTTCGTCCTCCTTGTCATACTTGGTTAAATTCCATCTCTCAATCAGGCTGCAAAGTTTGTCCACATAGGCGATGTCTGTGGCGTATCCTCCAGCCTTAATCAACTCTGCCGCTCTCCGGTAATCTTTCTCTCCGGAAAGCCCTTCGTATCTTCTCTTGCTGCCATTCATAGCGCCGTTCAGGTAGCATGAATGGTCTTTGATACTTGTCAGAATGTCCGGATACTTCCGGAAGTCTGCCGTAATGGTATAGACTGTCCCGTCCGGCTTCTGCTCATTGGTCTTCTTTGTGTACTTGCTTACCCCGTCCCATACAGAATCCCACGTATTCCCGGAAAGGGAACATTTCATTCCGAACAGGTTATTTGCGTTGACTGCAAGTTCCGTGCTGCCATACCCGGACTCCAGGCAAGCCTGTGCCGCTGTAATAGATGCCAGCACTCCACTCGTCTTCATATCCTGTGCCGCAAGAGGACCGATCTTCTCAACAAATTCTTTTTCTGTCATGTTCGCCTCCATAAAAGGCGCCCCGGATTTCTCCGGGGCTGCGCTTACTGTTCATCCGTATTTTCTTCAATGGTAACTTCGGTTTCTGCGCCGATATTCGCCGCATCCGTCATGCCCTCTCCGATGATATAGGCAATCAGTGTTGCTCCGCCCATAATGATTGCCGTAACCTGAGTGACCGAATTGTCGGTAGCCCCCGCCGCAATCATAATCGGTGTTACGAATCCAACCACTGCCGCCCAAAACTTGCGGCTTGTCAGCTTCTTCGCCCAGTTAATGTTCTTCATAAAAACTTACCTCCTGTATAATTTTCTTTTTTAGGCTCTGTGAGCCTCTGATTGTTGTCTGGTTGCGTTTTGTTCCTCTCAATGAGGATTTGTTTGCCTGCATGATAAAAGCCGAAAATAAAGGCATATAGCCCTTACCTTCGGCTGTGCATCAGTTCACTGATTTTTTCTACCTCGTGCATCGGTATGACCTCCAGATTCCGCATAGCTGGCTGAACCTCAGAGTGAACATGCCCGTTCCCGTCCAGGTCCTCATAATCCTTGAAGATCTTCCAGAACGCTTCTGCCTCCATCTCCGACCATGCCAGCATCGGATTCTTCTCCTTGCTGGTAAAATAGCGGTATGACTGCAAGAGCCTGTCCCGCAGCTTATTCCTCTCTCTTTTTTGGTTTGCGGCTTCGATTTCTTCCAGGCGATCTATAATTCTTTTCTGCGTATCTGATAAAGTCCCGATAGCCTTCGTGAACTCCTGCTGCTTATCTATGCTCTGTTCTCTCCACTGTGGATAGTGGCTGATCTGGTCGAGACAGGTCTGGATTTTTTCATCTCGCTCCTTCTCTGTATCGTGCTGTGCAATTACCTCTTTTTTCCACTTGTTGTACAGCTTTTTCATGTAGATAATTGCGGCAGCGCAGACAATCACGCTCGCAACCGTCAGTTCTCCAAATACTTCAATAACAGCGTCCACGTTTCTTTCCCTTTCTTCATATTTTCTGCCCCATCCTTCCCATCACCACGGCTCTTCTCTAATCCGGTTCATTGTCCTCACTCTCCTCCCAGTTTACTCAGAAGGGAATCCATCTTACCGATAGATTCCCTTACCTCGCTGCTTATAATGAAATTTTCATAGTGTCCGATCTCAGCAATCAGCTTGCGGATTACTTCGTTTTGAGACTCTATGATACAGTTTTGTAGTTCAAGCAATTCCTGACTGCTCATAAGCCACCTCCTCCCGGTTCTTCTCATGGGTAAGAACCAGGTTATCCAGAATACTTTTAATCAGAGCATCGCTGTCACAATGCTCCAGCATACCGAGGTAACTTTGAAGTGTATCTGTGACATTCTGCATCGTAACCTCGTAATTGACATATTTTACAGACATTCCCTTCAGCGCTCTTTTAATCCGGAGACTTGTACTTTTGCGGATTACCACATGGTCAGCCCACAGGCGGTATCCAACAAATTCTATCCCCTGGCTGATGGGGCGAATACAGGTCTTTTTATTCAGGTTCAATTCCAGTTCTTCCAACAAGAATCTCTCAATCTGATCTTTCCAAAAGCGAAGCTGCATTTTGTCGTTACCAAGGATAATCACATCATCCATATAGCGGATATAAAAATGGATACGCAGGACTCTTTTACAGAACTGGTCCAGCGCATCCAAATATAAATTTGCAAATACCTGCGACAATAGATTTCCAATCGGCATCCCGACATCATACAGGCGATCCTCCAGCGGCACATCTCCGGGTGAACACCCCGGCGGCAAGCCGAATGGCGTATGTTCGCAATCTATGATTCCGTACAGCACATCCAGCAATCTCTGGTCTTTAATCTTCTTTGCCAGAATCTTCTTCAATACCCGGTGGGATACTCTGTAAAAATATTTGCTGATGTCCAGTTTCAAATAAAACCACTGTCCATCTTTACGGCTCACTTGCTCCAGCCAGTATTTCAGCCGGTTCATAGCACTAAGAGAACCACGACCAGGTATGCAGCCGTAGGAATCCTCTATGTATCCTTTTACCAGAATCGGATTGATTACCCGGTAAATCGCCCACTGAATGATACGATGCCTGAACGATATTGACATAATCATTCTTTTCTTAGGCTCATAGATGTAAAATATAAAGTATCTGTCTATTTTGTAAGTGCCATTCAAGATTTCCTGTCTTAACTCGTTCAGCAAAGCCCAGGAATCCAGGTTGTAAATCAATACATCTTTGTTATATCTTCGTCCTCTGGAGGCATCCTCCAGGGCAAGGTACAAATTGTCCATCGAAAATATGGTATCGAAAACGTTCTTAATTTTCATCAATACCTCTTTACAAAATCTATGTGTTGCAGCTTTCGCCAGGGCTACTTGCAGCTTCCATAGCCGTTTCCGGTTTGTGTGTCTCCCCGGAAACGGCTCTACCCACCTTTCGGGAGCAGAGCCTTTTTTCTCCTGCCTTTCAGCCCGGAGTGGAAATAGACTCCTTTATCCTCTCGCACTGTCCGGAGATTCGTAAATCATCCAGCCTCTGGCACATGAGAGTAAAGCGGAGCGGAAACCGATGTTGCTGTTGGAGTTCGACCGGGGGTTGTTCAGGTTCACGTTGAACACGCCCGCATTGGAAGTGTTGTTCCAACTGCCGCCGCAATGCGGCAAACGCAATAGCCTATCCCCAAAGGAATCGCCCCGCCATTTTCAGCGGGGCTGATAACCTTTCTTATTCTTGGCCGGCGTATCGTCATACAGCCACTTCTTATAGCCGCCGAGCATACTGCCGATCTCTTTGGAACGCCGTGTCCACTCTGCATGAGACGAAGAGCCTTTCAGATATTTCATCCGGTACGCAAGCGTTATGAAATCCTGCAATGCTTTGTTTTTCATATCCAGATTTTTATGCGGCGTTTTCTTTGAATACGCCCACTCCAATTCACTTGCCAATTCCAACATTTCTTCCATGCAGAGAGCCATCTTGTCTCCCAGCAATTTCTGGTGTGGAACCGACCATTTCTCTATGAGGGGAAGTGCGTACTCTATCATGTCAATAATTTTCATCCGGATTTTCAGGTTTTCTGCTTGTTGCTCCCCTGTTGCCGTTTCATTCTTCTCTGTAAGTGTCACGGTATTCCTCCTTCAAAAGCTGCAAATGCTCTGCTACCGCAGAGCAATCAGTGTCTCAGTGTTACAGTTCACAGAAAGCGGAGCGGAAACCGATGTGGCTGTAGGAGTTCGACCGGGGGCTGCCCAGGAGCACGCTGAACACGCCCGCATCGGAAGAGTTGTGCCAACCGCCGCCGCAATGCGGCAAACGCTCTCCAACAGGATTGAACCAGTGATAATCTCCGCCATAGTCTCCACCCGGTTCATCCGGATACAGCAGAAGTGCTTTTGCCAGTTCCGGGGCTGCGCTCAGCCCGGAGGCAAGCGTCATATCTTTGTACTGACCTCCAACGCCTGTATCTGTTTTATATGTTGGAGTACCGCTCGTAAGCTGAATTTTACTGGATACCCAATCCCATTTCAGGGTATCTGCCGATCCAGGCTCAACAAGGGTTCCGTCTTTCTTGATGGCTTTCCACTCCGTAGACTGTGCTCCCATATTGGTTTCTGCCAACATACTGTTCGCATACGGGATGATCTGAATCTCAGCACCGTTCAATCTCATACCAGCACACCACTCCCACACGTTTCCGTTGAGGTCTGCGATTCCGTCCGGCATCCAGTTATGATTCCAAGTTGCCGGTCCGGAGCCGGTAGCACATCTCGCTGGTTCATTCGGATGGCTTTCATGTCCGGAACTTTCGTAAGATGTCGGGATTCCCTTCTCGTGAGGATAAGAAACATCTTTACCCCAGTTATTGTTCCCTCTCGGCATAGTTTCATTTTTCCGGCACCACAGGGCAATCGCACACCACAGAGAATATGGAACCAGGCTCCATCCATTCCCTTTGTTCCGGCAGAATGTCAACGCCTGGTCGAAATTCACATAGGTCTTCGGATCACGCATCGGGAGACTGTATGCACGGTCATTCAGGACAATACTCTGGTACTTCCCGACATAAATCTTATCCTTGTCTATGCCTCCTACTTTGAATCCCGGATGGACATTCTGGCTACCTCCCTCCATGATGTCGGAAATATTCATTTTGGGGAAGGGAACCATAACAGACGGCATTTCCATGTCATCAAAAAGGACGGTATTCTTACCGCCCGACATTGCTTCAATCGCTAACTTAAAATCATCAAAATTCGGCATATCTCTTTAAACCTCCATTTCCCATAATCTGAGTTCACACTTATCAATGTCAAAAGGAATCGCATTTCTGGTAGTGATTGTCGGAGTTTCCATGCTCTCCATCTCCACTTCCGGATTGTAGTTTGGATTTTCCTCCGTGGTTTCCGTGTACTCTCTCGCCGGAACAATCAACTGCGCCACATAACGCTCTCCCTGCGAAGCGCCCATTACCAGACCGCCCGTGTAGTCCTGGCAGATGTCAATAACTACCTCGTAGTCTCTTTCCTTCTTCGACACATCAAACATCAGATCGCCGTCATTGAAACTTACGATTTTCCCCATGACCTCATAGGGAATAAATTTCTTACCGCCTTCCGGCAGATATATTACTTTCATCAGAAATACCTCCTTCTGTTCTGAGCCATGTTCACTGCTTCCCTGGTACGTGCCGCCGCAATCTCCGCAGCTTCCCGCATAGCCGGATCATGCCTGTCCACGCCATAGCTTTTCATCACATGCTCCGCTTCTTTTCTGCGATCCTCATTTTTGATAATCACATTCGCCACTTTAGATACCTCCTCTCACATAGCAATTCACAACCACCTGATTTGCCGATCCGGTAAAGGCAATCTTGAAGCCGTTAAGTAGCTTATCGCTGAACTCAAATTCTCCGACAGCCCCGCCGATCACACTCACCACCTCACACTCAACTGTATAGTCCATGTTATTTTTCGGTGTAGTAAGCTGGACTGTCTTCTTGGAGTTGTTATGCGGATATTGCTGAGAGTTCGTCAGCGTAACCTGAATCTTTTCTCCAATCAAACTTTCCAGTTCCCGGTTTACCTGAAGAAGATTCCGACTGTTTTCGGATGCCATGAGCATCGCTTCCAGGATTGCTAGGTCCATCAGGTTGAAATTTGTGGCATTCTGAGGTGTTCCCTGCTGTAATACTTTTCCGGGCGATGCCGTATGCTGAATCAGCCCGTCTCCCAGGTCTTTTTCCTGGAATCTTCCCGGATACTGGACTACATGATCTTTCCAGTTCACAAGTTCTCGCATTATTCCTCAACCTCCCTTTCGCTGATTTCCAACTGACAGATATAATAAAAGCCCTCCGCTACGGAATCCATCTTCAAAGATTCCTGCTTGGAGAGCCACAAATCATTATTCGTATCAAACAGTTGGATTTCCGTGACGGTGGCGCCTCCCGTGGATGCTGTCTCAATCTTAAACATGATTTCCACAAGCCCGTCTCCGTTCACTTCAACAGATTCGATCTTCGCTTTATGATAGGTCGAACCAATCTTGTACTTCGCATAGGCAATCGTGCGCTTCGTGTAATCACGGTAGCCCTGAATTGCCTTGCTTGTCAGTAGCTTCATCTGCCTACCTCCTTTTCTTTATATCTCAAAGGCATCTCCACAGAGCCGGTATCTTACTTGATACGATTCTGTAGTAACCTCTGGAGCCACACCTTTTTCAGATCCCGATACCCCAGTGGATATTCCAGGTCTGGTTCCTGCTTCCGTGTTCCCGGTCATCTCATATACAGCTTTCGTTGCTTCTGTACTGGGAAGAATTTCTGTGTCCGCCGCTGCTTCTTTCATCCGGATGCTTATAACAGGTTCAGTTCCGGTCAGCTTATTCTGGAATTTATGTCCTTCTCCTTCAACATCCGCCTGAATCTCTGTTGCGGAATATACTGCCTGCTTCTGGACATTGGGATATGTTCCGGTTTCTATGTTCTCGCTGGCTTCTGGATAATTCGCCAGATACTTTTCCGTATGCCCTTCAATATCGACAGCGCCTTCTATAATTTTCAGTCCCGTGCTGGTTTTGGGGTATTGTCCGGCTTCTCCAGAATTTCCAGCTACCGGCGATACACTCTTGTATCCTTCAGCAGACGCTGAAATCCGTACTCCCGTCTCCGCTATTCGTAGCCCTGTGCTTACTATAGGAACTGTACCGCATTGTGTGTACTGATTCTTCCACCGCTGCGTTTTGCCACATATTTCTATCTTTGCCAATGAAGTAAAGCTAAGCGTAAACGATACATGAGACTGTTTGATTTGTTTCAGCTTCTTAATAGCCGCAGCGACATCTACAGCATTATCACCGGATTCCAGCTTTACGGTAAACGTGTTTACTGGACCGGATTCATCATCCACATGCGCTTTACGACCTGTGATATTCTCCAGAATCACTTCCATGCGATATGGATTCATTGGAGAGCGTTCATCACGCTTGCTGTAAATGCTTCGTCTGCGCTCTTCAAGGGGCATCCACTCCCGCACCGGCAATCCGTATTTTTGCTCGTGGTATCGTAATCCCCATGTTGCTGTTTCCGGGAATGCCTGATAAGGCAATTCCTCTATGAACTTCCTGGCTTCATCCATTTCTAAGCCCATGATCTGAAAAATCCATTTCCCGACATAGGACTTATCGTAAAATCCGCCAGAGTCTACCGATTCAAGCATCCTTTTAGCAGACTCACTGGATGGGAAGTTTTCTAAATTCATACTCTCACTTCCCTTCTACGCAAATGTAATTTCATCCGTTTCCGGGTATTCGTCCTGCTCCAGCGTAATATTGTCTTCTGCCCCATTCATCTTGAAGTCTGTAAAATCAAGAACTCCAGGCAGATTTGTAAGCAGAGCATGTACGCGGTTATACCGGATTACATTCTCCAGCTTTGCTGCTGAATAATATTGCATAACTGCATCTTTAAAGTCTGACTCTATCTGCTCCAGATTCGTGGTGCTGTCGTAAGACAAGCCTGTGCAGGAATAGCTTATCAGCTTCGTATCCGCCGCAACCACAGTCAGGTCAGCACTTCCTGTCGGCATAAGTCTCTTCTCTCTGTCGTTTGGAGAAACAATATGGTCGTACACCGCCTGAACCAGCCGTTCATTCGCCGGTCTTCCGTTGGAATCTACCAGGACCAGCTTTACAGTACCCGGTCCATTCCAAGTTGGCACTACAATACAATCTCCGATGCCGGTAACTTCCTTCGCCCATCTTTTATAATCAGAATCATTTCCAATGTAGGAGGTCCCCTCGGATGAATACGCCTCCATGATTCTTTCACGATATGCTTCATTACCTTCTTCATCCGTTCCTCCGGTAATATCTTCCTCATTGTACAGTTTGGTGATTCCCTCAATCGGCGTAGACATCAGAATGACTGTATCCGCTTTTGTGTTCGATGCGATACCGCCAACTACCGCAGTTACCGATACTGTGACCTTTCCTTTCTCTGGTATCGTCACTTCTTCGTCTGTGACAAATTCAATAGAAGGTCCTACATCCGTTGCCGGAGTGCATACTATGAACCCTGAAGCAATTCTTGTTTCTGGGACTCCCTCAAACGTAACATTTCCACTGGCTTTATTTGCTTTTTTCCGGTAAATTCCCTTCTGTCTCCCGTGATAGTCCAGCCATTCATCCCAAGCCCACTGCGGGAACATAAGCATGAGTGTCCGAACCAAATGGAACTGGATCAATTCTGATTTCTCATATGCTGTAGGCATGGTAAAGTCATACGGGAACCCTCCAGGCATATCGTCTATGTCGGCTGGAAGATTCTCCATCATGCGCTCCTGTATTTCCTCCGGGGTACATCCCGACACAAAATCCGGCGCTACAAATTCATACTGTTCTGTTGCCACTTCTCTCACCTCCTTGCACGGTTTCCTATGGTTACTGATAAGGGAAATTCTTCCCAGTCAATCCCTTTCACAGTAAAACTGCAAAACAGTTCGTCACCATTCCAGGTAAACTCAAATTCCCGAACATATTCTGTGCGGGGATTTACAAGCAACGCTTCTGTGATGGTTCGCTCTACAGCAGATTCCACCGCAGCGTTTGTTTTTTCTTTTAGAGCCGATTCCATCTCTGTCCCGATGGAATCCGGATAGGCAAGGCAAGCCCACCGCTCCGTGTTTACTACTTTCACGCACCAGACGCGGTAAGCGTCCCGCCCGTCACATTCCATAAGCTGATTCGCCCCATTACGGACAAAATCTCCAGCTTCCAGGTCCCACGCAACGCTCGGCTTATATTTTTCATCGTACTGCTCCGATTCCTGAATCAGCTCCGGAACCTCTACGGTAGGAAATAAATAATTTTCTGACATCCCGCACCTCCCTACAATCTGCTGGCAGGAACGATGACATCAATGACAGTTACTTCGTTCTGAACCCACGCCACCAGCACACGGTCCCCAGGCTTTACTGATGGCACAGGGATTGTGTGGCTATGATAGCCATTTCCGGACTCATGCCCGCCGTGTTCCCCTCCGCTTGTTCCGAGGGATAAACCGCCAACATGTCGGCACACTGTATAATCTGACTTCGGTATCGGCAAAGGGAATGTGTTCGTCTTCAAACTGTAGTCTGCTTCAATGCTTCCGTAATCCAGGACAAGCTGGGATTCGCTTTGCTTTGATATTCTCTGTGCCAGAACTTTTCCGAGTTTACTTGCACCCGGATTTCCTTGATATGACATATCTCCTCACCTCCTGTTATTCAAACGTTCCATCATCTACCCAGCCGTACACATTACTTCCGCTGTCTACGTGGATCAGATGCCAGGGATGGGCTTTTCCGGAGCCATTCTTTATGGTTATCTTTGCCTTTCCTGCCCTGGCGTTGTACCCTTTCGCATCCGGATAGGAAGAAACATAATGCGTTCCTCCCTTAAAATTTACAATATCCCCGACATTATAGGACTTCGACTCTGACTGATGATTCTGTACTACAGGCTCTGCAACTGCTTTCTTCAAATCCATCGTCATCGACATGTTGCTCGCATCATGCCGGATTCCCTTTACGAAATAATAATCATTCAGAGTTCCGACAGTAATATGGACCAGATCCCCTTTTCTTACAAAAGGAATATCCGGAGACTGCACTGTGATTTCTTCATCAACCTGTCCTTTGTCATTGATGATTTCCTGTGCCGCCGACTGAGCATCGCTTACACTGTCATCTTTTCCACGGACATATATCTTCTGCCTGATTCCAAACTTGGTCTGTCCGTTTACTACGGCTTCTACGCTGGAGCGTCCGTCATCGTCTTCCTGCCCGATAACCTTTACCCTGGTAATCATCCCGGCTGTACTCATTTTATGGGAAACCTGTTTTGTGTTGTCCTCCTCGAAATGATATACAGTCTTATTGCTCCCCCACTGGAGAACACTGACTTTCCCTTTCGCTGCCCGGATAAAGGAATCGCCGCCGCCTTTCTTCTTGGCATCATCCAGAATATCCAGCAGCACATCTGCCAGGGATTCTGTCTTATACGCCAGTTTCCCGTGTGTTACATCCGGACCGTCATACTTTTCTGTCGGTATCTGCCAGTTATCAAATATCTGAGTAATCGCCGACTTCGTGCCAATCCCGGAAGAATAATAGATAAGGTCCTGGCTTTCTTCCAGATTATAAAGTTCGTCATAGCACGTAATGTCCACCTTATTCTTACTCCCGGACAGGAGCGGTTTCCAATTTGTTACATATCCTCTTGCTACCTCTTCATCTATGGAGCCATCTGTAGCGAAAACGCCGACCAAGCATCCCGGCTTTGCCAGGGATGATATAAGACCGGCGCTTGTTTTTTCATTTTTTGCTGTGAAGGAAATTCTGACAGCCAATTCGCCGTCATTTTCTTCCCATCCAAGGTCCTCCACAAATTCCTTGATGTTATACTGCTTCTTGCTTTCCGTCATTACCACCAGACGGTACTTGATTTTCGATATATCAATCATGCAGCACCTCCGTTATGGTAATGTCAAAACAGTTCCCGGATAAATCCAGTGTCCGTGGTCGCTGCCCCTTCCTCCCCTGCGGCTGTTCGCCACAGACTCTATGGTCGAGGCATTAGCGTCATACAGCTTTGTCCAGTTACTTCCTCCGCCGAGTTTTCTGGATGCAATCCCCCATAGGGTGTCTCCGCTTACGACAGTATAGGTACTCTTTGGCGCTGGCGTAGGTCGTGGAACCGTCTTCTTCACAAATGCTGCAATCTTCAGTTCAGATGTGGTGTAGATTTTCAGTTCTTTGTTGATAACAAAGCTGATGGAGTAATCTATGTTGCCAAACGCTCCTGTCTCCACCGGCTCAAACTCGCTGATTGTCACATCATAGTTGATTGTGGTTTCCGTAACCATGAGCCGCAGAACCGTACCATTTTTCATCCAGTCTCGGAGTTTCTTTACACATTCAGAAGGTGCTGTCCATTCCCGGCACAGCACCTCATTTCTTTTTGATTTTCCGAAAAACACGCCGTCCCAGGAAACGCTTTCCGCTTCTGTCCCTCTTGGGATTTTCACTGCGCCTTTTCCGATAATGTCATAGCTTTGGTAATTCGCCCCAAACTTCGTCTTTATCTTTTCCGGAAGAACCGGAAACGTGAAGCTGGAACTTTTGTTCTCTACTTCATTCAGGTAAATATCCATCTTCACGCCTCCCCTCTTACCGGCATGTTAGAGAATACCATCTCCAGCCTTTCTGCAAGTTCGCCGCCGATTTCATCTGCAAGTTCCTTCATGTGCGCCCGGAAGACTCTGACAATATCCGCCTCGTTTCCGCCGCTTCCGTTAATCTGGAAGGTAGGATTCAAGGTTACGTTTACAGATACCTCTGTCTTTCTTCCGCCGTCATCCTGCTCCGCCTTTACCGGGACTTCTCCCGTGATAGGTGTATCCTCTGTAGTATCCTCTGAGAACTCGTTATTGCCCCGTGGTGCTTTTGAAAGAGTGTCGTTGATATAATTTAGGTCATCGTTATTTTGCAACGGATTTGGGCTATATCTCGGATTTCCAATCAGCCCTCCGTCTGCATATTTTCTGACTCCCAGTAATTCTCCTGCTTTTTCCCACAGGCTAAGTCCTCTGCTTCTCCTTTTCCCTCCAAGGGGAATGATTGCTTCTGGTCCATCTTCTCCAACCCATGAAAGAATCGGGCTGTCTATGATGTCGCCTTCTGCGTTGGATGCGATACTCGCACTGACCGTTGCCGTTCCGGAGCCGCCGCCTGAGAAGCTGATTGTAGCTGACGGATTCGCCAGCTTATAGTTTGCCGTAATTGTAACCGGCGTAGTCGTATTGAATCCCGGAGCAAAAGCCGTATCAATCGCTGTACCGGTATTTCCCTTCAGCGTAGTAATGGCTGAGTTGATCGGTCCCATATCCGTATTCTGAATGGAGCTTCCTACTCCGCTGCCTACCGCTGTACCTATACCGGAGTAATCAATAAGCGAAAGCTGTGACGGAAGACCTGTGCTGATATTCTCTACCAGCGGCGCATACGCACCGGACAGATCAGCCGCCGCCATCTGCTCATAATACTCGTTGGAGAATGGACCGACAAAATCAATTCCTGAATATGCGCTGCTCATATCCACGCTGCTGAAAGCCGCTGTAATCTGCTCCTGCATACTCTGAGGAATCGTCTCTGCCACACTGCTCATCATTTCTGTAATCGCTGCCTGTGTTTCCATACTGAGGCTGTCCAGTCCGAGCCACTGAGATGCCGTTTCCGTATCCCATGATGTCACATCCACGCCGCTTGCCATCGCCTCATGTAGAGCCTGTTGCAGCTTTTCTGCCGTGGTTCCGGACAACTCTGGAAGAATCCCATCCAGTTCTTCCGAATACGCTTCTGCAATCGCCTCTAACTGAAAATTCTCCACGGTAACTGACATATCAGAAATTTTTGCGTCATACCCGTCTGCAAGTGACTGTAGCTGTTCATCGTACTGATCCTGAGATATAGCACCTTCGTCCAACTGCAATTCAAGGCTGGCGATACCAACCTTCAGCGCTTCATCGTAGCTTGACGTAGCGCTCTCCACTTGCTCCTGCAATTCCGCCTGAAGTTCTGCGAAGGAATCTGCATCCAGGGCGGCACCGCTGTACTTAATCTTCAGTGCCTTGAACTCCGCTTCGGTCTGAATGTCTGCAACCTTCTGCGTGATTTCCGTAATCTGGTTCTGGAGATTGGTAATCTCTGCCTGTTCGTCTAGTGTGATAACTCCATCCTCCAGCGCCACATTTACCTTTGCTGTCAACTGTGAGCCGAGAGAGTCAATCTGCTCCTGCAATCCTGCGTAAGCCGCATTAAGTCCGGAAGTCATATCCACATCAGAATCCGGTTCAATCAGCAGGTCAATCGCCGCTTTCGCCTCATAGTGTTTGCTTTCCACATAATCGGCTGCGTTCTGAATCAGAGCGTCGATGCCATTCACATATTCCTGAATATCAGCATCGTCAAATTCCAGCCCAAGGCTTGCTTTCCAGTTCAGCTTATCCATGTTGGAAATAGCCGACTCCATATTGCTGTATGCCTGTTCAGTCTGTTCTGACGCATCCGCAAACTTCGTGACTGCTTCAATGTTCTCTCCGAAAGTCATCTGCTTCGCAATATCCTGAATTTCCTGCATGGAGAGTTTGATGTCACCGAAATGGTCCTTCAGGTTTGTTCCGACAGCTTTCTGGAATAACTGACCGAACTCTTCTGCTGTCATGCTCGTATCAGCCAGCGCATCCTTCAAATCCTGGGATTCGTACTTTGCCTGTTCTTCTGCCAGAGCAAGGGCTTCTGCCTCTTCCTGCGCAGCTTTCAGGTTCTCTTCGTACTCCTTTTTGGCGCTGTCTCCTTTGATCCAGCCAGCGATGCCGCCGACTCCGGCTCCAATCAGAGCGCCAACCGCAGTTCCCAGTCCAGGGATAACACTTCCCAGTGCTGCGCCAGTAGCCGCTCCGGCAGCCACACCTCCGACTTTCCATGCGCCGGATTCTTTGTACGCAGACGCTTCTTCTTTGTTGTCCGATGTGAAACCTTTATACAGGTCCATGCCGCCGCTGATAAGCGTAGCTCCTCCGACCGCACCTCCGGCAGTTGCGCCGAGTCCCAGAGCCGACAACGCTCCGGCAGACAAGGATGCACCTCCAGCCAGATTTCCGGCTCCTAACTTGATTGCCGTATTTGCGCCGAAGCCAAGTATTCCCGTCCCGGCACCGGCGCTTCCGATAATTCTACTTCCCAAACCAGGAACAACCGTAGTTCCTCCACCTGCGGTAGTGGTAGTTGTGCTTCCAAACAAAGTTTTCCCCAGCTTGAACGCTCCTTTTCCTATTCCGAATCCTGTACTGAGCAGCGGTGTCCCTATCTTTGCTATCAGAGCCGCCGACAACCATGAGGACAAGTCTGCTTCCTCTCCGCCCGGAAGTATCTTCGCTGCGTTGGAGAAGATGCCTTTGATTGCTTCCGACAGCTTGCTCATGATTACTTTCGTGTCAAACCCGTCAGCAAATCCCTTTGCAAAGGCGCTTCCAATGTTCTGTCCTTCATCCAGGATTCCATCAGCATCTACGCCGAGCAAGGTCAGGATTCCTCCGGAAAGAGCTGTCCCCAGTCCACGACCGAGCGATCCGGCTTTTCCTACAAAGAAGTCATGACCTTTCGTATCCCACCATTCAGAGAATGGCTGAGCAATCAGTTCATCCCAGGCAATTCCAATCTTTCCGAAAATATCAGCATTAGCCCATTCATCTGTATTTGTAAACTCGTCAATCTTGTCTTTCGTTTCAGCAATTTTCTTGTCAATCGCATCAAATACTTTCAGCCCAAATTCCTCTATTGCCGGCATGTTCTCCTGAATCATATCTGACAGGGCAATAATGTATGGCTTCAGACGCTCTCCCCAACTAAGCTGCACCGTTTCAATCGCACCGCCAAGCTGTTCAAGCGAGCCTTTCAGGTTATCCTGCATTGTCCCTGCCATCCGGTCTGCAGCTCCCTGGGAATCGTTGATAGCCTCTGTCAGCTTCTTATAGTCCTCTTCGGAGGTATTGATGATTGCTAACATTCCAGCCATCGCTTCTTTGCCGAAAATGGTACTCGCTGCTGCCGTCTGCTCTGTCTCTGACAGCCCGCCGAGACTGCTTCTCAGGTTATCCATGACACCCTTCAGGGTTTTCATATTTCCTTCGCTGTCAGTGAGACTGATTCCATATTTCTTCATAGCAGCCGCCATGTTATCTGTCGGGGCAGCCATATTTGCCAGGGCAGTCTTCAATGCGGTTCCAGCCATACTGCCCTTTACCGCATTGTTTGACATAAGACCGAGGGCGACTGAGGCATCCTGGATAGAATACCCCATCGCCCCCGCTACAGGTGCAATATACTTAAATGCTTCGCCCAGGTCGGATACGTCTGTATTCGTGGCGGATGAAGCCACAGCCAGAACATCTGCAAATTCCGCAGTATCCTTCGCCGTCATTCCGAAAGCCGTCAGCGCATTGGAAACAATATCGGTGGTAGAGGCGAGGTCCAGCCCGTCAGCCGCAGCAAGGCTCATGATTCCGCCGATACCGTCTATCATATCCTGTACTTGCCAACCAGCCTGTGCCATATAAGTAAATGCTTCAGCCGACTCTGTTCCGGAGAATTTCGTCTGCGCTCCCATCTCCTTTGCCTTCGCCGTGAGCGCTTCCATCTCCTGGTTATTCGCATTTGCCAGCGCCTTTACCCGGCTCATGGTCGCTTCAAAATCTGCGTAGGTATCTACCGTGTCCTTCAGGCTTATACTTACCCCAAGGACAGCCCCTACTTGGAAGACGGGGTTCTTTAGCAGATTGATAATTCCACGGATCGGAGACGTTGCCAGGTCAATCGCTTTCATGGTAACATTCCATGTTTTCCCGCCTATGGTCTTCAGCCCGGTTTTCAGCTTATCCAGTATCGGGGATACTTTATCTTTTGCTTCAAGAAGAAGCTGATATTTCTGCTTCGCCCAACTGGATAGGCTTTTCTGCATCTTATTTGATGATTTATCGAACTTGGAAACCTCTTTCCCGGCTTTTTCTACGGAACTTTTTGCGTTCTTAGCCGCTTTCTCCATGTTTTCCAGGTTATCCGTAATATTCGACAACTCCGGCTCGGTCCCATCCGTGACTTCAATGGGAATTTCTATCCTTACTGTCTCTGCCAATTTATTCCCCTCCTTCCTTGTAGGATTCCAGTGTTACCTCCATCGAGGCAAACAAAAAAGCCCGCACCCCGGCAGGCTTCTGGTAAAATTCATCAGGTGTGATACCTGTTTTCTGGAAGATGTGATGCAGTAACGTAGCCTTTCCTCCGGCTTTTATGAGTTTTTTGCTACTTCCTCCAGGTTGTCGCTGTCATATCCGCTGAGTTTATCAATCGCTTCGATGATGCGATCTTTCTCACCGCTCTTCAGCGTGTACTCAATAACATCCAGACCATTCATGATCTGGAATCCCTTCTGGTTCAGAGCGTCCCAAATTTTCTTGTTATCCCACAGATTCTCTCTGTCAGAATGGACAGTCGCTTCATAGATAAGCGCTGATCTGTATTTCACCGTATTGGTGTCTTCCGGCAGCTTAATACCAAGCTGCTTATTCCGGACATATTTTGTATGCTTCGTCTTGCATCTGTTGTATTCCTCTTCTCCGAGGGCACGGATGCTAAAAGCGAAGTACAGTGTACCGTTTCTGACAATCTCAATTCTCTGGGTTTCATCTGTCTTATAGTCCGCCGCCGCAAGAAGTCCCTGAATGAAGTCCCCTTCAAACATTCTGGTCTGAGCCTTGTTCTGTTCTTCTGTAAATTCTCTTTCTTCCACCTGTGCGGTTACTTTCTCTTTTTCCATTCTGGTTTTCCTCCTGAAATAAAAATTTCAGGGTACTGCGTATGCAATACCCTGTCCGTTGTCATTATCAGCCAATAGAAAGCAGGCTCTGAAGTTTCGGCGGTCTGTTCACAAAGAAGTTCCATGCTCTCTTGATAACATCGCCTACTGCGATATTCTGCAAATCAACCTGTCCGGAAGGCAGGCAATCTCTATAAACAACACGCTCCTCAGAACCGTTCAACCCGGTAAGTGTTCCCTGGAAGTCCCAGCATGGTGTGATACCGGACTCCATCGCCTCAAACAATTCCTGAATAAAAGCATCATCCTCTACGACAACCTGCGTCATCGTAAGGTTTACTGCGTAGGATGCAGAAGTCTCATGCTCCTGCGGATCGCCCAGAACATTGTACTTTGCATTGTTCCAGGTCACGTTGGATGTGAACGTCTCCACGCTTGCCAGCATTACGCCGTCTTTATTGTAGAATGCTCCGTCTTTTCCGGTTCTCGCATGTCTGGAATCCCCGGCTGCTCTTACGTTAATAGGCATAACTCACTCCTCCTTTACTCTTCGTTTGTGCTGAATCTGAAATAGTACATCAGGTAGATATGCTCTGCGGAATCTTTATCAATGCAGTCAATCTCAAACCATGCACTGTCTCCATCCGCCTGATATACGGTACTCTCCGTAACCGAGCAAGCAGTCAGCTTTCCTTCTTCGATCATCGTATCTCCGATGCCCTGAAGCTGGCTGATGATAGTCGCTCGACCATTCGTGTCATTGTCCACTTTTCCTACCAGGGAATCCGCCTGATCGTTCATTCTGGTAATCATTTCATACCTGGTCTTAGTTCTCCGGATTTTCTTCCATCCATCGTCCTGGTTATCCGCCGGTGTAACAAGCGTGTTGATGGCATTGTCGATCCATACCTGTTTATTCTTGTTCACACTGAGGACAAGGCATCCAGACTGCTCCGCCCTTGTCATCTGGGTAGGTGTCAGGCGTTCATTCAACTCTGTGACTTTATCCAGGACCGTATGCGTCAGAGATGTATTCGCCGCACAAGCAGCAACCATTCCGGCAATCTTCGCCGCTGTCTGGTATCCGTCAATCTCCCCGTAGGAAGTGCTTGATACAGAACCATTCAGTACAGAGATGATTTTCTCGGAATTGTACGCCGCCGCATGAGCAATCCTGTCTTCCAGGTCTACGGTACTCTTCTCTCCGACAACACCCATCGCCAACTGTCCTACGTCAAAAATGCGATCCAGGAAAGAATCCAGCAAGCTATGAACCGCCTGATCCTCTGTATCTACGCAGACAGTATTCAGGAAATAAGGCTCCAGAGCTTCGAATCCTTTGCTGTAGTCTTCCACATTGGTTGTCGGATCAGTACCGGCTGTCATAGCAGTCTGCGTTACCGCCGCCAGTTCTCCGCTTGCATCTCCAACCTTCGCTACTGTAAAGTTCTTAGAATTAGAAAAAGCAGCTACCAGAGCAGCCACTTCGTCATCTCCTTTTGCAAAGGTCACTTTTTCAAATTCTTTCGTTCCATCATAGATAATGCACTCTCTCTGAGTTTCATCAGACAGCTTATCTTTTACGGAAACTGTGAACTTTTTGGAACCCACATACTTCGATGTGATAGATACCGCCTCTGTGTCTCCTTCTTCCAGATTCAGCTTTACATTTCCCTGAGTTCCTCCGTTTCCTACACGGCAGCATACCGCTGTAACTGCGCCGCCTTCAAATGCAAGACCGATTGCGTCTGTACTCCCACCGTTTCCGTAGGTGGAATAATAGCCATCGTCAGCGCTGATTTCTACAGCTTCATTCAGCGGTCCCCAGTCAGATTTGAACAGAACGCCGACAATTCCGTTAATAGCGCCAGCCAGCGCACCATCGCCTTTTTTGTTCAGATTGAAGTACGCTCCCGGTCTGACTTTGGTTTCTCCAATCATAAATGTCCCCGCCATCTACTTAACCTCCTTCTTCAAAAAACTCTCAACGATTTTCTTTGCTTCCTCCCGTGTTGCCTGGGTTTTCCCAGCAAACCGGAAGGCTGCCCTTACGCACTCTCTTTTTGTTCCAGTTCCAAAGACAGACTCTGCGTTATCTACCAATTCCTGAACTGTGTAGACAGATTCAGAGCCTTTCTTTTTTGGAGTCTGCTTTTCAGATACAGTCGTCTTTTTTTCCATGTGCTCCTCCTAACTGAAGTCTGTGTTGACTTCTGTGATAATGTGGGGCTTATTCTTGTATCTGAGCAATCCATAATGGATCGTCACAAGAAGCTGCCCTTCTTTCAAATAATCCGCTTTCGTGTTTACTTGCAGCCGGTTTATCTTCATCGGAGATTTGTCCAGCATAACAACTTCTCCCGCAAGAGATAGGCTGTTCGCCAGAGCCATCATCCACTTTAACCGTATGTCTGCCGCCGGACATAAAACATGGACGGCAATTTTACCGTCCATCCATGCTACTGTATTGGTTTCTCTGCTCTTCTCCACGCTATCCAGTCTGCAATAAAAGACCGGATTCTTTGTCTCCGCTACCCTGAAATGTGCCATCTGGTCTGCCCCCAGTACGAATACTTCCGGCATTTCTGCCTTTATGTACTGGTTCAGTGCCACTACCGGGTCCGGATCAGTTGTTTCCTGACTGACATATTCCAGAATGTCAAACCTGATCTCCATGCCTATTACTCTGGTGTCCGTACCGGTTTCTCTGGAAGAAATTTCAAAAGAATCTGTCCTCGCCCATGCAAAGCAGTAGGGGAATCCCCCGTCCGGCAAAATAAGCAAATCCTTCAGACATCTTTTCACTGTCGGCTCAATCCCTTCCGGCGGTGTTCCAGCTTCATCGCAGAGTAGGCTAATTTCCATTGTCCCGGCGCTCTTTCTTTCCTGGTCTGCCTGCATATCAATGGCATATACGATTCTTGGGTACTGCCCTGCAGGTCCCCAACCTTTCTGATTGTCCGCCGGTGCAGACTGGAAGAATACCGCCGGTCTTCCCGCAAAAGTTGTCAGCAGCCCGGCAAGGTCTTTGTTTTCCGTGAACCACTTATGAATCAGTTCCTCCAGCGTCATTCTCCTCACCGTCCTCTGCTTTATATTCCTCCACGGTACTCATATCTTTGGACCATCTTACTTCCCACTCTCCGGATGCAACTTCATCTGCCAGCAGGAAGAAGTGATTCGTGACATTCGCAATTCCGGGATGATACTGGACCGTAATCTGCTTATCTGTAATGGCTGTTACGAATCCAGCTTTCCCCTCAGTCCATGTACGATGCTTCGCATAGACCAGATACCCTTTTTCTATCTGTGCGGTATCAAACACTTTTGATACTGAATCTACTATCAGTCCCATCTCAGCCCTCCTTAATCATACGGCTCGTTGTAGATTGACAGGATTTCCGGAAGTGCTTTTTCTGTGATTCTGTCTTTGTAAGGGCGTGGCGCCATCCGGCTTGTTCCGTTTTCCAGATACCCGGCGTACCTCTGTTCGCTTTCCAGTGCTGCGATAATCCGAGTTCCTCCGGCAGCGCTACCGCCTTTTACTTCCCCGTGCCAGTTCAACCGCAGCGCACCGCTTCTTCGTGCTGGCGGTTCTCCCGGAGCCGATGCCGTATAGGTGGCTTTGCTGTGCGGTTTTCTGTAAACCCTTCCGCTTCTCTGCCCTTTCAAAACATCCAGCTCTGCATTTCGGATGGCATTTACCGCTCTGGTTCCTCTGGACACCGCCTGCTTACTCACACTCTCCACAACCTTATCCACAGCGATTTTCAGCGATGAACCATAACTCATTTCACATCCATCCTTTCTTCCACGTAATAGATTGTGCAGACTCCAAGGTCCCCGGCATCATCCAGCCCTTGAACCAGAAATACACGGTTCCCCATAACCAGCTTATCCTCTCCTTTTGCCCGTGGTCTTCCTGTCTGGACGATGGTATGAGTGATAGGGTGCTGAAGCTGCTCCCATCGTCTTTTCTGTCGTGGATCGGCTTCTGCCAACACCCCTCTCAACATCTTCACACCATCATCTTTATAAGTCAAAGCCGGTCTTCCGGTGGGGCTTACGTCAGTCTTGCTTTCTTCTACGATAAAATCTTTCAGGAGGTTTCCGGGACGCAGATACATCATCGACCTTATCATCCCTTCGCCTCCCTGTTTTCCATCATTCCTGTGTAGAAATACGGCGGTTTTGACCTTCCGTCCGGATCAGTTCCATATCTCGGAACTGTGAGGGAGCCATTTTCCACCTCTTTCTTCAGCTTCTCATAGTCTTCCCGCCACAACTTTGCCCTCTCTCCGAAAGTGAAGGACAACGGACCTGTCTTTGTGTCTGGCTCATAGGCGAATCTACGGCATATACTTTCCAGCAGAGCCAGCTTTGCCCGTTTCCACTTCTTCGGAAACATTTCTATGGCAGCCGTAATCTCTTGTGAAGCCTTCTTCAGAAAGCTCATCTGCGACTGCCAACAATGCTTCCAAAGTCGTTGTATCGCCTAACTCAAAGCGCATACGGTCTTTTCCGTTCTCGCTTATCTTTTCAGGCTCGTAAGTGTACGTCCTTCCCATCAGACATCACCCTTTTCTGTTTCCTCCGTATCCTGACCGGCGGTAATCTGTGCGGCTCTCTCCTCCGCAGCCTTCTGAACACCGCTTCTGGAATCTACCGTTCTCAGAATCAGCAGTGCATCCAGGTCATCCATCTCTGCAATATCTTTCTTCGCATCCTCCACCTTTTTCTGTAAGGTTTTGAAGATAGATATTACCGTCTGAGAACTCGTGGTTACCTCCAGGATGCCTTCTTTAGCCTCAATCGGTATTGTGATAAGGGTAGAGCCATTTTCGCTCTGGAATGTGCGTGTAGCCGTTTCTGATAATTCCGCCACAGGAACATCGCCGCCGATCTCTGCAATATAATTGCTGCGAATCAGCGCCAGCGCCCTTCCTGGTAAAACAAATCCGTCCGGAATTACCTCTCCATACGAAAAGGTCCTTCCGGACAGAGTAATTGGTTTCTTACAAACAAATTCGCTCATACAGCACCTCCTACACGCAGTTCTTCATGTAGCAAGCCAGGTCATCCGCAGTCTTTTTCATATCCGTAGACATCAGACCTTCGATAAACTCTGTGTGCGTTCCACCTTCTCCTTCAAACTGGTCGGTTGCCATCCAGCTTCCGTTTCCTAACATATCCCATGTGAAGATATATCCGGCAGACGGCTCGTCAATAGCCGGTGTCGGCGTAGCATAGCAAAGCAGAGCGCCTGTGCTGTCGCATATGAACTGCATATCGTCTTCCTGTCCCGGCTCAGCCACATTGTAGGTGCTTTCCAGAACCGTGACTTCCTGAATCTGGAGAATCTGAGCAAGCACCTGTTTGGTTACTACTGCCGGGTTTGCCGTGGAGCCAGTGTACTTCACTCTTTCCAGGATGTCCGGATGCTCTGTCAGTGCGATATAAGCATCATATCCAAGCGCCAGCTTATTCGGCTCCCTGCGCCCACTCAGCTTAATCTCCCTGCGGCGGGCATTGAAGAAATGCACCGGATCAAAGTTCGCATCGCTGAATTTAAGGAACTGATTTCCGCTTGGAGAGCTGTCAACGCCCTCCATCTCATTCGCCCATACACCAGGCTGGAAGAAATCCCTTGCGAACTGAACATCCAGATGCAGATTCATCTGCTCTGCTACAAATCGTACTTTGGAGCGGCGTGGATCAATGGATGCAGGAGAATTGCTTCTCTGATAATCCAGTGTGCCAATCTGGTCGATACCGGTAATAATCTGGTCCACCTCGCACTTGTAGGTGTTATCGGTGTGTCCCATTACTGCCGGATTTACTTTTCCGTATGCAGGCTTTCTCCGCACATTATCCCTTGCCAGATCACCCTTCAGGAATGTGTAGTAGAAGCTGGTCGTAAGCTGTACCGGGCAAATCGGGAAGATTCTGGTTGATACCCAATCTCCCGGATTCGCAAAATAAGCCTGGCTCATGTTGGTAAGGTATCTGTTCGGTTTCCATCCCTTCATGATCCTTGCCTGAATATCTCCGTTTGTGGTTACTCTGTTACCCATGTATCTTTACCTCCTTTATTTTTCTGACCTCTAGTTTAGCTTTCTCCGCCACTGGCTGTTGGTTTGTAGCCAGCTTTGATAATCTGTGCTCTGATGATGCTTCCTGCTTTCGCAGCTGCTGTCAGTGCTACCGCCGTGATAAATGAACCGTCCGTTGCTTTCACCGCCTGTCCGGTAGCATTAGATGTCAGTTCATCGCCAATGGAAATTGCTTCTCCAGCTACCCATGCGCCGATGTCCTTTACCTGAATCGTAACATCCTCTCCCTGTTCAATTACTTCATCTTCAGAGAGGGGAATTACGCCAATGGCATTCGCACCGGCTGTAGCCAGCTTTGCAGTCCCATCCGAAATGATGACTGCTTTTCCCTGTGCCGCTTCGATTTTTGCCCCCGCCGGTAACGTAATGGTAGGGCTTTCGTTGATCGTTGTACCTAAATAAGTTGCCATATCACTTTTACCTCCTATCTTCCGTTCTCGTACTCATGGACTAACTGCGGGTTCTGCTGGCAGGCAGCGTCAATCGCCATCGCTCTACTCATGTTCGGGTTCGCAGTCTGGATTTCATCGGCTTTCTTTTCAATCTTCGTCCATGCGTCCGGCTCACTTCCGCCGTATCCTCCACTTTTGCCGATCTCAGTGAACATGCTGGATTTGCTTACAGCCTCTACAGAGGCATCCAGCACACTAATCATGTCTGCGTATGCGGTTCCTCCTGCATTTTTCAGGCTCTTCAGTACGGGAACCAGTTCCTCCGGCTTCTTACCGATGATTTCATACTTTTTCGCAATCTCGGTCAGTTCTTTCTCGTCAGCTTCATCTGCTCTCTTCTGGAGCCGCTGTAATTCCGCCGCCACAGCAGGATGAAGTCCCGCGTAGATGTCTTCCTCGGATGCAGACTTCTTTACTCCAGGCTTTTTCTTACCGCCGCTTCCGCATCCGGCTCCGCCCTTTGCGGTTTCCTCCTCTTCTTCGTCATCATCGTTCGCACTTCCGGAAGTATTCGTCTTTCCTCCCCCGGTATTTGCTTTTCCGACAGTGGACGAGTCAATGCTGCATCTCTTTTCGATGTCTTCAAAAAATGCCAGCTCTGCCGGTGTCAGTAAACTCTTGTCAATCATGGTTTCTTCTTCTCCTTTCGGTTCATTGTTTATTGTGCTGCCGTCTCCGGCGTTTACAGGTAACTCACCGCTCCCTGTATCAGCTTTGGCAATCATATCCTCTATGCGTTCTTTGCTGTACCGCATGAAGTTCAGTGCCTCCTCTGATACCGGTTCCGATGATTTTTTGATTACGCTTGCCGTACTTCCGGACGCCCACTGAGCAATAGCCTGTGACATAGTAGCCTCAAACTGAGTCAGACTTTCCTGCATCAACTCCTGCTTATTGTCCACTTCTTCATCGCAGACAATCGAGCATAGGGAAGATTGTAAGGCATAGCACATATCCCATATTTCATCGTTGATCTGGCGCATTTTACGTTCTGCCAGCTTCGCACCAAAGGTTTCTGCCCCGCCTTTCTCAATTTCTTCTACAGTAGCATCTATCTCTTCAGGCTTCATTCCTACAGCTTTTCCTATAACAGAAAAGAATCTTTTCAGAACACTCTCGTGTTTCTGCTCTGTCTCCGCTTTTGGCTCCCCTGCCATACCGCTTTCATTCTTGTACAGCTTGATATGTGCTTTTGGATTCGCCCCGACATCCACAAAATCGACCTTCGTAACCTTCAGGTCTTTCAGCTTTGTAGCCATTTCTCCGCTTCCTCCTTTCCTGAGATTTTTATAATCAAAAAGAACGCCATCACTGACGCTCCTCTGGATTATCATGGTTTATATCATTGTTCTTGGCAGCGACCATCAGGCTCATTAGAACCACTCCGGTCATTACACCTATCGTAAATACGGCAATTACAGCCAGCGCATCAGCCATCTTCTTCCACCTCTTCTCTGACAGCTTCTCCTTCGATGGAGAACATCGGATACTCGCCAGACTTTACTTTCTCCCATACATCCGGATCAGTAACTCTGAATCCTATCCACCATCCTTCCGGGACAATCCCTTCCGGAATCCCCATCGCCGCCATCTTTTCTTTCGTGAAGACGATGCTTTCCACAAGCACGCCGCAGCCTCCTCTTTCGTGCATTTCCCCACCTTCCCGGTATAATTCCACGAAATTGTAAGCTGCCTGTTCCAGAACCTCCGGCTCTACAATATCTTCCTGCAAGTCTGTGACAGTCTCTCCATCCGTGGTAATCGCCACATTCGCCCACCCAAAAGCAAGCATTTCATCATCGTCAGACTTGTGTATTTTGAAGCGCCCCTTAATAGCGCTCTTATGAACTTCTGATTCGCCTCTGGTTCCTTTTGAACTGTTGTCCGGTGGTTTTGTTACCGTGTGGACCATATCGCTGAATACAAGCATTTTAACCACTCCCTTCACTCTTTGATAACCGGTGGAGATACTTCAATATACTGAACTGCACATGCACATCTCGGATGCGCCGGTGGTGTCAGCTTTTGCCCTGCGAACAGGACTTTCCCTTTGAAATCAAACTCTGCGTCCATTCCGATCTGCGTTCCGTCCAGCGCTCTGCATATACTGCACACATTGGAATCTCCCGATGTACTCCACCTCTTTTCCATGACACCCAGAAGATTCTGCGACTGCGCCTGCCGTATTCCTTCGTCAGCGCCTTTATTATATGCAAAAGCCATTTCTGTCTGTGCAATATCAAATGCCCTCTGCCTATGCTGCCTTTCTGCATACTTTACAGCAGCTTCTCTAGCTTTCTTTCTGGCATTTTCAGGCTTCATCTTTGGATGCTGCTCCAACAGCTTGTTCTTCACAGTGTTGTAATACCTGAGATTTGCCTTTGCCTGGGATTCCGTCAAGCCTATGCACGGACGGATAACTCTGGACAATTCATCCACGGTGTAGGTCCCGTTCACATGCTGACTCAACATCGCTTTTATGGCATTTTTCTGTTCTGTGGTAACTGACGTAACAAATTCAGCACCTCTCTCATTAATCCATGCCATAACAGACGGGGTGTTCAGGTCAAATACAAATTCTTCGGCAAAGGCATCCATAATCGGCTGCCCGTGAGAGCCGCCGACCATTGCTTTCTGCCAGACCGGATACATCTTTTCAGATACCATAATGGAATAGTCCTGCATCCAGTCCCGAAGCGTTGATTCTGAGATTGTCCCGTCCAGGATTGCCTGACGGATTTCTTTGTAGGTAAAGGCATCTTCCTGGTCCTTCCAGAAGCTAACCAGAAACTCTACCGGCTCTGCTGTATTATCTTCCAGATAACCGTTCAGCCGGTCCAGGATTTCTATACTTGCCTGAGTCTTCAGGAGTTTTCTCCCCTTTTTCTGCTTGAAAAGAAACATTATCCGCTCCTTCCCAGGCGCTTCTTAGCTGCCCTTACCTTTTCTTCCGGTATTTCTCCCGTCTCCTCTTCCATGTTCTCCTCCGGAGATACTGCCGGAGGTTCATTCTGATTCTTCTGCTTTTCCCTCTGAGGATTTACCACACGGGTATCTGTCGTTCTCTCCGGCAGATTCGCAGCTTCCCGAACATAGTCCTCCAGAGCATCATCCGGAACAAGGATGCCGACTCCAGCCATATCCTTGATGTAGGCTCCCATCTTCTGAATATCCACATTCTCAATATCTCCATGTGCCAACTTTGGATAGTCCGTGATTCCCTCAAAGTGGCTACCGTTAATATCAATGAGTGGTGGTATTCCCTGGCTATTAAAAGTCTCGCAGATAATGTCCAGATATGCCCCGATTGCCATAGCGAACAATTCTGTCTTATCCGAACTGAGAGCGAAGCTGCCGACCTGCTGATGCCCCAAAAAGATGAAGTCAGCAAGCACCGTCATAGCCATTCCCGTATCATATCTCTGGATGATTGCGTTGGTGTCGAACTGTTTATTCCCGGCGGAACTGAGAAGTTCAAATTCAAATCCGGCAGGCTTTACAATTCCAGCCAGTTCATCCACCCTGACTTTCCTTGCCATATCCTCCATTCCGGTTCTCAGCTTTACCATATCCGGATCAGTGTCATCCCATATCGGGGTATCCTCCGGCGCTGTGAATACCGGCAGACCGGCAAGGTCCCTCTCTATTCCGATTCCCTCGTATTCCTGAATCCTGCGCTTAAAGTACCATGAGCGATAAGCATTTCTTAGGATGCTCCTGCCCTCCGGATTTCCCTTCCTGCTTTTGGTCCGGAAGAGCATAGCCTTTTCAATCGGAATCGTTATCAGACCATAATCCGGCGGCGGGAGCTGCGTCATGGCAATCAGGTTATCCTGATCGTCATATTCCCACTGATACAGCGTCTCCTGCGCCCTGATAGGAAGTTTTCTCCATCCGATCAGCCCGTCATTGTATTTGCTCCGTGTCTTCGGATTTGCGGTCTTTCCCATCCTCCGTTTATAAACGATTTCATGGAAGGACCAGCCGTATGTCAGAAATGACAAAATCTCTGATATTGTGTCTGTCCAGGTATCCTGCATGTCGTGCATACACTGTTCTACGAACTCCGCCGCTTCTTTGTCCTTCGGCGTGTCTCCCGCCGGTTCTACTGTCCAGGAGGCTTGCCTGATAAGCATTTCAATAGCAAAAAGGATGGCTCCGATTGTATCATCGTTCTCCGCCATCTCTCTGTAGGTTTCTATGCCCTTCTTCCCTCGCAGGTCCCGCAGAAACTCTTCGTAGAATGTACCGCCGAACCGTTTCTGACCTATCCGACCAATTTCGTCTGTCCGTGCCATTGTCTATCACCTCCTCCAATAACTTTCTTTTCCAAGGACTCCCGGCGGCGGTGTTGCCGCATTTCTGGTTTCAATCTCCGCAAATGCCGAACTGCTCGCATCCACCATGTCCTTAAATTTACTTTCCGGGAAGGATTCAAGCTGTGTCAGATAGCTTTCATTCCACTCCCCGATGATTATATCTACATTCCCGGCTTGCCACTGCGCCGCAAAAGGCTCTGCCCTGGACTCTTTGCTTCCAGTCTCCGGAATTGCCTTTACTATGAATCCAGCAAGGAATTTGATGTAACTCTGTGCCTGGTCTTTTCCCGCCTGTCCAGGGTCCTGCGGAAGTCTTTCTACAACACGGCGGTACTTTTTCTTATCCATCATGCAGGTGTTCTTGATGTGCTTACGAACATCTCCAGCGTCCAGACGTACATTCGTGACGTTTGCCACCACATACCGACCATTCTTTCTCTTTCCGATAAGAACTCCTGCTGTATATGCTGGATCGCCGTCTTCATCTTCACTGGTAGCCGCAAGGTCCCATCCTCTCGCCCAGAGAACCACATCGTCCGGAATCGTCTCCAGAAACTCTCCAATCTGGCTTCTCTTGAAGAACAGCCCGGCTGCCGGTTTAATTTTCCAGTTCCCGTACAGAAGGCGCTCTCGTTCAACCAGGGGCAGCGCTTTCAGGTTTGCAAGGTATCCAGGGTCCCTCTTCATGAGAATCTGGTTATCCTGAAGCGTACTGGCTATAAATGTGACGCTCTTTATGTCACCTTCCTCTACGCCTTTCCCGACAAGTTCCCGTCTGGTGTCTCCCCATATAATTTCATCATTGAGCCGAACCATATAGCGTATCTTCCCGCTTCTTTCCGGGATAGGATATCCGGTATCCGGATCAATCCACCATGATATAAAATCTGCTACCCAACTGTCTGCGTCCGGGTTGCATGTGGCTCTGACATACGGTTTAACATCTGCGTCAGTTCTGTTTCGGGAAAGCATGTAGAAGAACTGGTATCTGGTAAAGTGTGTAAGTTCATCAAATCCAACCATCGCTATCTGCGAACCCTGCCAGCTTTCACAGTCATCATCGCTTCCGAGGTGTGCAAAATTTACTCTCGCCCCGCTGGAGAACTCCCAGTGCAACTTCGGTGTCTTTCGTGGTGTTGCTCCACGGATATACCGGTAAAGACTTCTGCTGGAATCCCACAGACCTCCCTGCGCCGTAACCTGCGTATAATTTCTTCGGAATATCACTGCACCAAAGTTCGGGTCCGACTTGTGCCGCATCGCCTCCATCAGCAATCCGTATGTCTTTCCTCCCCCGGCGGCGCCACCATATATGCAAACATCAGCAGATGTGGAAAGAAACTTTTCCTGCGGTCCGGGCTGCGGCTTTATGATGATTTTCCCTTTACTCATTCTGTTCTCCGTCCCTTCCGTTATCTGGCAGATAGAATACTACATCGTCTTCCGCTTCTATGGTTTCCTGCTTAATGAAGTTTTCCGGATTCCGCTTGTAGTATGAGGACTTCCGGTTGTTCAGCCAGTACATCTGAGCCAGCACATCCGGAGGGCATTGTTTTTCAACCGTTCTTACCTTCAGGGGTTTCCGGTTTCCGTCTGCGTCCATCTCCAAAACTGTCTCTTTCTCCGTGTACTTATATCCAACAGCACGTTCATACAGCATCCTCTCCACTTTGGCATCTGCCTGGTCTTTCCCGGCTGTGAGCGCAGCCATGAAGCTGTCATGGTCCTTTTTCCATCTGTTCAGTGTTCTGACTGATATTCCAAAGGCTTCCGCTATCTCTGCATCGGTAGCACCCTTTATAGCCAAGGACCATGCCCAGTCATCGTGGTATGCCTGGTTATATTTCAACGGTGCTGCCATGCGTTACACCTACTTTCCGGCTAAATAGTCAGCCGCTAAGTATTCTATGGCTTGCCACTTATTCTTAGGTCCAACCACGCCATCTTCCACCATTTTCTTTACCGCCTCCTGTATGATCTCAGCAGATTCAGCCGGGACTGCGCTGCTTCCGAAGATACCGGTAAGCTGCACCCACTCGCTGTCTTCTGCATAGCCGATGTCCTCAAACATCTGCTCCGTGCATTTAATCATGGCATGGATGGCGGCTCCGGTGTTCTTGACATTGGCGAACTGCTGATACTTCGCCAGTGTCTCCATAAACGGTTTATACTGTTCAATATCTGCCACTCCAAGAAAATCAGGCTTCGTACTCTCCAAAGCGTCAATGAGTTTCTGCAAGTCTGCGATCTGATGCGGCAGAAATGTGAACGTCAGGTTCTTCCAGTCAAATTCCACTGTCGGAGAAAGATACTTTTCCAGTTCTGCCTCCGGCTCCGCCAGAATATCCTTTCCGGCATAGCTTTCTATCATATCGTCCACATCCTCCAGCATCTTCGCCAATTCTTTCAGGGTGGACTGATCGTCAAACCCGGAGATAGCATTGTGAGCAATCTGTTTTGCCACAATCTTTGATCTGTTCAGCCCGCTCACATCCAGAATGACAAAGAACTCTTTGATTCCCGCATCCTTCCCGGATCGGATTCTGTGATGACCGGAAATGATTTCTATTCTGGTCCCCTCTTCAGTGAGGGCGCAAAAAGGCAGCGATTCAAGCTGACCTCTTTTCTTGATATTATCGGTCAACTGGCGCTGCATTTCATTTTTCATAATCCGAGCGTTGATGTCCTGCTCTCTGATACACTCAGCAGGAACTTTCGCAATAATCAGCCCGGAACCCATATCAGCTATTTGCTCATATCGGATTTTGCTTTGGCTTTCGCTCTTTCCTTCCGCCACTTTTCTTCCCTCCTTAACCATTCCTGAAGTGTCTGCTTCTCTGTACGGTCTTTCAGTTCTGATTCGTAGGTCAGACGAAAGCCCATCTTCTGATCTGGAATTTTCTTTGTCAGCTTCATGATTCCCCGCATTTCCTTTGCTTCCGGATACTTCGTCATCTGAACCGTCTTCAGGTGTCCGACTTTTTCTTTCTCCAGGTCATTGCATATCTTGAAAACAAATCCCTTATTCTGTGCCAGCATCGTCAGAAGCCTTCCGAGCCGGTACTTCTTGTGCGGTACGGTCATTCCGTACATAAGGAAAAGAGCATCTGATACCTGAGTACCAAACGCTCCCATCGTCAATGCTGACTTATCTACGCCGAATACTCCGGCTATTTTCCCGTCAACCAGAACCGCTATGTTAATCGGAGCGGAAGAGCCTACGAAATTATGTGTCCAGAGCTGGCGGTAATACTGTGCTTCTGCTCTTTCTATCTGGCAAAGCTGTACCTTCGTCTTCTCCGTAATCTCATAGTCTCTCGGCAGCATACTACATTCCAGGCATGTCAGCTTGCTCTCGCCCGGTCTTGCAATCTTCTTTCCGTGAGCAAGGTCCGTTGCTTCATCCGGTCTGTTCGCTGTCAGGTACACATTGATACCGCTCCGTACTCCGTACCTGGCAAATACCGGCTCCCCCGCTGTCTTCCCTGGTTCATTCTCTTCATAGCAGAGAACCAAGCATTTTGCATCTTTGCACATGTCCATAAATTCTTTCAGACCAGTCTTCGGATCAAAGATTCCGTACTCCGGTTCCTTCCAAGTCATCATCCCGCCAGTATCATAATACTTTTCAAATCCGGCGGTATAAGTCGGCGGGTTTGCGATAACAACGCAGTGTTCATCATCCAGCACCTCTTCCATGTGTTTCCACATATCTAACGCCCGGTAGTTCATGCCATTCAGGATTCCTTTCGCCCGCTCCAACTGCTCCCGGATATTCGCTATGTGTTCTTCCCGTCTGCCAGCCAGATCAAGCATGAAATTGTAGAAGTATTCCTTCCCGGCGTTCTTTACCGTACTGAGATACTTCCAGGCGTACATCGCCACTGCCGGGTCCAGCAATTCTTCATCCGTGAATCCCTTTGCGTGAATCTCCAGTTCGTCCAGCGGTTTCCCGGTCACTGCGTATCCCATAATGGACGTAAACACGGACACATCGGATGATTCTATCTCGCTGGGTTTGAATCCGGACTGGACTGCCAGGTGTGACATAGCAAAAGCGCCGGCACATGGCTCTACGAACTTTGTATAACCGCTCTTTCTGGCGCTTTCCAGCAGCACCTTCAGGAACTTCTGCTCCGATGGGACAAGTGTTCCAAGGAAAAATGCCCCTGGATTCTGAAACATCGCCATAGGCTCTCCCTCCTTCTGTTCTGTATATTTTATTGCCTGGACCAGTAAAGCCTCTGGATTGCTCTATAAAACAGCCCAGGCATGGAAAAAGCCCCGGTAGTATTCCGGAGCCGCTTTCATAAACTATACGCTTTACGCTTTTATATGTTTCTTGTACATTCTTACCAATCGGCAATTTTATAACCCCCGTGATCGGGGATACTGCTACTGGCATATTGCACAATCAGAAGCATCAAGAAAGCCCCGCCCATTTCTGAGCGAGGCATTGTTTTTGGTCCGCCGAGCAGGAATCAAACACTGCGCCCTCCCGGTAAAGAGCCGGGTGCTCTAACACTAAGCTATCAGCGGTTAGGTATTGTAATGAGGATACATCTGCCGGTACAGGTCATTCATGAACGAAAGCTGTTCATATCCCGATTCCCGTTCCTGCTTCTTTTGCTCCTCCTGCTTTGCTTTTCTGGCTCCTGGTACTGGGGACGGATCAGGCAGTTCCTCAATCTTCTGCCCCGTCTTTTCGTACCACCATTCCGCAAAGACCAATCTATGACACCACTCACCGGGTTTCCTTACATCCTCGTAGCAGCAAAGCACTACATCCTTCCCCGCTTGCAGGTACTCGTTGATGATTGCCCCGATGACTGGGTATCCGCTTTTTTCCAGATGTCTAAAGTACGGTTCCCGGAACCGCTCTCTGTTATTTTCATTCCAGAGGTATCCCGGCGGAGCAATCTGGATAATGTCTCCTGATATTCTGTACTTCACTGGGAACTTCGGCATACTCCGGACAACTCCGACCACCGTGTATTTCCCTGTTTCCAACTCTTTGTTACTGAATCTGCTGGTGTATAACTTCGCCATTCTTATCATTCTCCCTTCCGTAGATGCTGACTATCGTATCAATTCCTTCAGCTATTCTGGCTTTCGTGTCTTCACCCAGGGATAGGTAGAACCGCTCGTGGACCATACATTCGTATGCTTTCTTCATCCGCAACGACTGTTCTGGTGTTATACCGAGCCGGAAGTCTTTCGCAATCCGCAGCGCTTTCTTGTACTGCCGATCCGCCACCAGGCTTCTTACCACATCACTCTTACGAATCAATCCGCATCTCTCCTTCTGATACCATTTGGTAAGTTCTTTATCTTCATTCTAACCCTTTACCGTCTGGTGTCAATCGGATATGCCTTATTTTTAGGAGTGACATATGAGTTGTTCACGGCTTACATATTACCATTTGGTAAGTTGAACTGTCAATGCCCTCGTTTTGCCCCCGTGACAGCCCCGTGGTTCCATTCTATCGTTCAAATCCATCAATCCCAAAGATAAGGGCTGTGAGCCGCTTGCAAGCCGCTTTTACGTCCTTGTAGACCGTTCGCTCATTGATGAACTCTTCCTCTGCGATCTCCTGCACTGATTTCGGCGCTTTGTTCAGATACAGCCCTTCAATCACCCGCCACCGGCGCTTTTCCTCCTGATACGGGGAAGATTCGCAGCTTTTTCTGTAGACTTCCAGCATGGTATTTACATGGTTCATGATTACCCTGGTCCTCATTACCCCTCTCTCTATGCTCTGTATCCTTCCGTCATTATCCGACTTCCTCCCTTCCATCAGTTCAATGATGTCTATAATATCTTCGTCCAGTTCCTCGTATATTCTGTAGATGGCTTTCTCTCCGTAGTCCGAAAAATCCCGGTAATGTTCCAGAAGCAGCTTCGTATTTCTGTACCGCTTATCAAATTTGGCTTTCTCCTCTTCCGCAGCCTGTTTCTGGTACATTTCTACCGCCCTCTCCGCAGCCACCGCCGCCGCTTTCTCCGTGATCCGATCCACCATTTCCTGACTGATCGTTGCTCCTGCCCTTGCTTTTCCCATCGGTAAGTCCTCCTTTTTGCTGATTGCCTTTTATCCGCACATCTGCTACAATATGCTTGTGACTCATATTGAGGGCGGCTCACCGATGGGCTGCTCTCTTTTTATTTTCCGCAGGTAGCGAAGTGGGAAATATATCCCACCCCGTCTGCATCTTCCGGATTGCACCGTTCTCCCGCTATTACTGCGCCACTCGGCGTAACAATCCTTTCCTTTCCGCCCGGAACCGCCCGGTAATTTATCAGGTTCGGATCAACCGGCATATTCTTCCCGGCAGGTGTCTTTACCCACAGGATTCTATTCCCGCATCTCCGGCAATTACTGAAGGGTTCATATCCTCTCGCCATTCCCGGTCACCTCCTCGATCTCCACATAGTCGTGCAAAATTCTCAGCCATGTGACTTTAATCATCAACCCTATAGATGTCCTTGCTTTCATAATTGTTTCGCAAGGCTTTTCTTCTGGTGTTGGTGTCCAACCCTTAATTTTCCACATTATTTCCAATCGCCTCCTACTACAGAGTTACGTTAATTCTGACAACGTGCTTTCCGGTATATTTTTGGTAGTCTTCCACACTAAAATCATCTGTGTATTCATCTATATCTACCTCCGCATCAATGGAATCTCCATATTCAGCATCTTCTTTTGCTACAACCTCCGTCCTAAAACTGTTAGCTAATATGCTAACTTCAACCTCCGTATCTGCATCAAATCGTGCAAGTTCCTGAATCAGTTCATACACTGTCATCCTTCGTCTCCTCCTTAAACCATCTCTCCCGAATTTTCGTAAACGCTATCTTTTATCACACGGGATTTCTCTTGTTTCAAATCTCCAATTTTCCGACAGGACATCGCCGATGATACTTCCTGCCATATATGCCACTTTATCCTCCATTGGTAGATCTTCCCACTTGGGATCATTCGCCTTGAGGTCTGATTCATACGTCCCTCTGCCGCCGTCCAGTTCCCAATTCAGAAATTCTTCTACTGTCATAACATCATTCCCGTTTGTCGCTACGACCTCCGCTCTCTTCATTCCTTTCCTCCTTGAACTTGATTCCATACACTCTGTATCTTTCCTCAAATACTGCCATCCCTACTGTGTGGGCTTCCGTGTGGTGGATTCTGCACAGGCATATCTTCTTATGGTTTGAATCATCTACCTCTGTCCGATCATTTCCCATACCGATGGCATCGCAGTGATGAATCTCTCCTGGTCTTCCGCAAATCGCACATTTCCGGTTTTTCAGGCAAGCCCACAGGTAATGATCTATGTCATCCGTCCTGTTGCTGCCGAAATCCAACAGCGGAACTCCCATCTCCAGCGCCAGGTCCAGCATCGTATTGATGAACTCCCTGGCGGTGTCCATCGTGCAATCCGAAAGAGAGAACTCGTCACAGCCGGTCCGGATAATGTGTTCCAGCTTCAGCCTCTCCTTCATCTCCTCCGGCGCATATCCCGTAAAATCCGCTATGTCCCTGATTGTTGCGTATGCTTTCTTCCTCTGCTCCGCACTGATATGCCTACCATCATCCAGCCAGACCATGCAGTCCTTGATTCTTTTCTTTACGATGGCTTCTTCCAGATGCCGGTCAGGAATGAATATCTTCAGATGGGTTCCTCCACTGTCCGGTTTGTAAGCCGTTATGTCTGCATATTCATACATCCCGTCCTCCTCAATGCCGGTTTGGTTTTTCTATCCTTTCGATCTCCTCCAGTTCTGGGAACACCAGTACCTTCGACATTCCCTCCGCAAACTCTTTTGCTCCCGGATTCTTCTTCTCTATCTGATCCGCCAGATGCCGAAGGATAATCACCAGCATCCCGGCATCCGATGAAGCATACGGCTGTATGGCTTTGATAATTCTGTTGGAATAGTAATCAAATCCCTGCATCATCAGCTTGATAGCCGATTCTGTTTTACCCTTCTGGATAAGATTGTTTCCTCGGTTTACGAAGCTCTGCATTCTGTTCTTCATCGAACTCCTCCTCTTGTTCTGCTGTCCGTGTGGTCTTTCTCCCATCCGCACTCCTGTTTCAAAAGTGCCATTTTAGCCAACTTATTCATGGTATTTGACAATTCCTCTGCCGTGTACCCCGTCTCTCTCATGATATAAAATAATCTGTCTACTGGAGACGCTTCAAACAGCTTTTTCAGGTACTTTTTTCGGATTCTCCGCTTCTTATGGCAATAAGCATACGCTCTATATCTTCGGATCAGCTTCTCTCTTTCGTCTTCTTTCTTGCTTGGCTGCTTCTCTTCCTTTTCTGTGATTTTCTCCTTCTCTGGTTCTTCTCTTTCCTCTGGTACTCTCTGAGTGTCCTCTGGCTGCGTTTGAGGATTCTTGCGGATAAATTTATTACGGATGGTCTTTAAAAACTCTAAAAGCCGCATATAATTCCTCCTTTTCCCGGCGGTTTGGAATATCCTCCCCGCCGGTCCGTATTAAACAGCATCCTCATACCCGTATCCGTCATCATCGTGGAAATCGTCTATCTCGACTTCTCCATCAATCGGTCCAGGAAGGACGCCTTCGTCAACAACCTCTCCTTCCAGGAGCGGCACTCCCGGTTCCTTATCCTCTGGTGCGTTCATGGCTGCCTGGAAATCCGAATCAAAAATGCTTCTCTGTTCCGTATTGTTCACATAGGTCAAAACATATTCCTGCTTATCTTCATCCCATACCATCGCCATTTCAGGATTGACGCTGCCCTTTTCCTCATTCTTGATATTGATTGCTGACGTGACCTTGTGGTCGAATTTCGGTTTGAGGATTTTTCTTGTCTCTCCCTGTACCTCCGGATCAAAGTTCGGAATAAATTCCGGAACCAGCTTAATATCAATCGTAATCGTTACCTTTCCTTCCATGCTCTCTTTTTCCTTCATGGTTCCCAGCGCCCTTTGCAATACGATGTCTGCGTCCCTTCTCAGCTTGTCAAAGGTTTCTGCTTCAATTCTCAATTCCTTACAATCTTGCATTTTTTCAATCCTCCTGCTCGAATTTAATCGGTTCCAAGTTCAGAACTTCTTTGTCTCCAGTAAATCCGTACCACTGCTGACAGCGATACTGGTTCTCTACCAATTCCTTATTCAGTTCTTGTGCCATTTTTACTAGTTCAATTCTTTCCAGCCCACCTATTTTTTCGCTCTTCAAACTGCTTTCAATGGTCTCCTTCTGTATCCTGTACTCATTGGTCCAGCTTTTATAGCAGTGTATATCATAATTTACACATGTTACAGGTATGCCTATCAGCATTATTAAGCAGGCAATTATTCCTACAATCGAAACGATATTTTCACTTTTTTCGCTAATACACGCATCATATATTGCAACAAAAAACGCACCGACAAGAACCGCCATTACAATTCCAAATATAATCCCAATGACTAACGCAAACATATTCTATTCCCTCCTTTCGTCCAATCCTATTTGCAAAATCTTAACCTCTACCCGTGGCTGCTCCGAATAGAATTTCCGGAACATCCCATCTACAATCAGCTTATCGTCCTGATATGCTATACCATTCAAGCTGTCACAGATAATTTTTGCGATATTGTCAAAATCAGGTTTCTTGGTCGGTCTGATCTTTCCCGCCAGCATCAATTCCCGCTTTTTCTTCGGTGTGCTTTTCGGGATGCCGTAGTATGCGAATATCCGGATGTCCAGCATGGCATCATCCGGGAATCTGTAGCTTCCGCATTGGTTCTCATACTCCAGCTTTACCTGATTTTCATAGATAACCGTCTGCTTCGGTGTGTATGCTCTGGCAAATGTCCTCTCACCGTCTCCGGATTTTCTGACAGATACCCGTGGTCTTCCCTTTGCTTTTGGTTCTCCATATACAGTGAACTTAACCATCGCACTCTCCTTACTGGCTTTCTAAGCTGGATTCCTCCAGCTTCGCCTGAAGACAGAGATAATTGCTCTTTCCCTTTTCTCTCGGAACCTTGATCTGCCGCACCGTGTACCCGTTCTTTACCAGAATCCCCGAAACCATCTGCCGGTCTTCCTGTGTGTAAATTCTGAGTTCTGCCACCGGATTAAACTTATCCTGCTTTACCCCGAACAGTTCTTCCGGTCCAATCTCCATCGCCTGTGCTATGTCCAGGAGAGCCGAACATGGAATGTCTGTCGCTCCGGTTTCATAATTCCCGATGGTACTTTCTCCTCTCCCAATCATCTCCGCCAGCTTCCTCTGAGAAATCTTTTTCTCCTCACGGATAGCCTTGATATACTTTCCTACATCCTTACTGTCCATATCATCCCTCCAGTATCTTTCTTGTTTCTTCAAATCTCTGGAACGCCTGCCTCTTCCGCCAGGATACTCCAGTGAACTCCATCGGGTAACACATCTCAAATATCCGGTCGTAAATTCTTTCATACCGAATATCCGTGGTATTCTGCATCTGCTGGAGCGTGAGGTTCGTTGTGAGAATCAGCGGCTTTTTCGCCCGGTATCTACTGTCAATGATTCCATACACCTTTTCCAGCGCATAATCCGTGCTTCTCTCAGCCCCCAGGTCATCTATTATCAGTAACCGTACATTATTCAGGCGGTTGGAGAAGGATTCCTCCCTCTCCCTATCAAATCCCTGCATCTCTTGAAGTATCCGGACAAACGATGTCATTACCACAGATGTGTTCTTTTCCAACAGATAGTTTGCGATGCACGCCGCCGTATAGCTTTTTCCGGTTCCCACTGTCCCATAGAAGAGCAGCCCCTGGTTCCGCTCGTACATGGTCTGGAATTTCTCGCAGTAGTTTTTTGCAATCTTCAGATGGTTCTCATTTTCTTTCCTTGTCTGGAAATTCTCAAAGGTTGCTGTCTGAAATGTGTCATCCATCATACTGCTGATTTTTGCTCTCCGGATGCTCCGCATCTCCTCTTCTCGCTTCATCTGCTCTTCTCGCAGTCTATGCTCTTCCACCTGGCATTTACACATAACCGGAACTTTTCTGGTCCCCTGTCCGAACCAATCAATTTCCCGTTCTTTCCTTGTGTGGCATTTTCCACAGTACAGCATCCCGTCTTTCCCGATGTAATCTCCATCGTTCTTAGCGGCACCCGAAGCTGCTATATTGTCCAGAACTTTTTCCGCTATCCCTGCCATCATAAATCATCTACTCCTTCCACTGCCCGAATGGATTTCCCGACACTTCTGTCTGTTCACTTTTCTGTACGGCAGCCGGAGCCGGTCTTTGTATCAGCCCCGGATACTTCTTATCTACTTTCTCTGTTACCCAGTTCAGAATTGTCATGTAGTCGCTCTTATATGTTTTTCCCGTTGAGCCTTTATATAGATTCAACTCTTCAATGAACTTATCTGCGGCTCTCTGTCCATACCCTTGTACCAGCTTTTGGTATTCCTCTTCCTTTAGAGATACGAACTCCGCATACTGCTTTTTCTCCACTTTTTTCTTTGTGGTTTTCTTAGGCTTTTTTGCTTTGTCCGTAGGACTGTCCGATGGACTGTCCGGTGGATTATCCTTCGGATTGTCCTCTGGACTTTTTTCTGTCTGAAATTCTTCCTCTCCCGCAGCTTCCGCTCTCCTTCTCGCCCGCTCCTGTCTCTTTCTGTTTGCGTCATATTCTTTGGTTTTCAGGAATTTATACCACTGCTCCTGCCAGGTATCCCAGTCATGCAGATAAAGATCGCCGTTTTCGCTTTCATCTATCCACCGGTGGGTAATCAGGCTTTCTACTATGCTGTTTTTATCCAGCCCCTCGCTCAACCCCTTCGACAATACTTCTTCGGCGATGTCGGTTCTATCGCAGCTTCGCAGCTTTCCGGTTCTGTCTGCGTTGTTCAGCCCCCACAGCCACAGAGATACGAGGATTCCGAGCGCTTCTTTCTGCGAACATCCAATATCTTTTGCGACTTCCCGGAGTTTCCCGCCCACTACATGGTCATGAACGCTTATCCATGCCAACATCATCACCACCTTCGTTATGGCGGTAGGGGTTCCCCCGCCGCCATTCTCTGTTACTCATGTCCGGCTTCGCTTTCGGTTTCCTCCTGAGCCGCATTTTTCTTATCAGCTTCAATCCCGTTTTTCAGCGTTGCCATCGCATCTTCAAACTGTTCAACCGTCATATTTGTGGTAGATTCCAGCCCCATGTTGTTGCAGATATACTTTACAACTGCATTTCCCTTCCTCTTCCCATAAAATCCTGTTGCCAGATCAAAGAACTCCTGCCTCTGTTCCTGGGAAATATAAACCACTTCGTCACGCACTTCTGCTGTTTCCGATCCAGTGGCTCCTGTATCCAGAACCTGTCCCTTTTCAGCATCCCGGTCTGTATATCCAAATTCTTCTGCCGTGTATAATCCCTGGTAGTCATCCGGGAACGCTGCTCGAACAGCCTGGGACACCGCCACTTTCTCTATCATGGTGCATGGCTTACTTCCCCAGTTTGCCATCGGCTTACCGTCTTTGAACTTCTGGTATTCCTGAAGGGACACTTCTTTGAAAGTCTCCGTCTCCTTCCCGTTCAGTTCGTGATAGACTCTGCACCATCCGCCGAGAAGGACTTCTGAAGGATACAGACAAGTTCCCTCTTTCTGGACAATATCTTCTCCTCTCTGTACCACAATACCTGACTTCATTCCGTTGTAATTCGGGTTCTTGAATGCTCTCTTCATATACGTCTCTTTCCCGATTACCAACTGGGCCGGTTCGTTCCCGAACTTAATCAGGTAAACCTCTCCATATACCAGCGGATTCAACTTCTGCGCCTGGCAGGTCCGGATGAAGAACAGAACTTCCTGGTCTGTAACCTTTCCATTTCCACGAACCAAATAATTCTTCACCGTCTCCGGCTCCAGCTTAATCTCTACACCGCCAGCATCATACTTCACTACACTCAGCATATTGTCTGCCATACCTCATTACCTCCTGATACTCACTTTGATAGTTTCTTTGTATCTGATTCCCGGAATCTGAATCGTCCCCTTGGATGCCCGTATCAGCCTCATGACAGCCTTTTCATCAACCGGACGGATCGTCATTCCAGAAAACATGATCGGTACTTTTTCATGGTCGATGCTTTCAATTTCCCAGTCTTTACTGTTGCTTACGCCCTTCGTTTTCGGAACATTCATCACAACCGTAGCGCTGGCTGCCACTGACTCAACCACCTGCGCATCCATCAGCGCCGCTTCTGCTTCATCGGCTTTTCCAGCCTCTTCCAGAGCCGCCGCTTCATTCAGCTTTCGCTCTCTTTCAGCTTCTGCCTCCCGGCGCATTTTCTCTTCCAGTTCCCGGCGCTTTCTTTCCTGCTCCTGGTAGTAAGCAGACATGCTCTTTTTCAAAATTTTCTCCGCTTCCTGAAGCGGCTTCAGCATCGTCTTTTCTCTATCACATATCGCTTTGTGCGCCTGATATGCCGAATCCTTCATCGGCTTGAAGAAATCAGTTACCACTTTCGCCTTTTCTTTAATCTGCTTTCCAAACTCAGCCGCCTTCTCATATTCTTCTTCCGAGGAAATTACCATCTCTTTTGCCTGAATCTCTACCAGGCTGACCTCTTTCTGAATCTCCTTTTCTTTTACGACTTCTGCTGGTGTCTCCACCTTTGCTACTACTGCTTCCGTTGCTTCTCTGCTCATAGCCATCCTCCTATAAATGTTTAATAATCTGCATCATCGCTCTGAGGTCTGCGATTTCTTTCCCGTAATGCGCTTCCACCTGGTAAGATTCCACCACTTCATCCATCAAACTGAGCGCCTCTTCATCGCTGAGCCTTGGACATTTCTTTAATGCTTTCTCTGTCTGCTGTAATGCAATCTTTGCAAGCAGCATCGCATCTGCCGGATTGCCTTTAATCTCTGCCCGAATTCCTTTTTCATCCATCACGATTTCCAACTTTGCTTTCTCTGCCATATTTCCATGACCTCCTACTTGTATTTTTGAATATGGTTCCATACCACCATCAGGGAAGAAAATACCTCCCAGCTTTCCATGTCATTTGCCTTATATCTAACCATCTGGTAGGAACCATCATTCTTCAGGTGTACGATTGCTTTTCCATCAAATTTAAACCCGTGGCTGTCATACGCCCTTGCGTATGCTTCCAACTGCACTCCGGTCAGCATCCTGTTTACCGCCGCCGAAGTTTTGTAATCTATCAGGATTCTTTTACCGCCGATCACACATGGCAAGTCTGCCGTTCCAGCATATCTGAGGATTTTGTGATATAGTCTGCTTTCTGCCGCCAACGGCTCCGGCTTCTGCTCATTCCAGAACTTCAGGAATCCTTCAAAATATCCCGCATACTTCGATTCTATATCCTCTATTCCGTACAGGACATAATTCTCAACTGCGTTATGTACCGCCGTTCCTCTGTGAGCCGCCATTCTCATAATCTCTTCATCAATCCCTTGATAAAGTGCGTTATCCAGCGGTCGCATTACTGTCGTGACGCTTGGAAGAATCTGTCCATCCAGCATGTATAGATGCCGGTTTTCCTCAAACTTTAATTCCGGAAAGAACGGCAGCCCTTTTTCATTCAATTCCATCTACGCCACCTCCGCTATTTTCATCTTTTCCCCAAAAATTTCCAGAAGTTCCGTCAGGCTCTTATCCTCCATACATTCCTTGCAGATTGGTCCGGAGAAACTGTCAAAGTATTCATCTCCTTCGTATATCCCTTCCCCGCACTCTGAGCAAATCTCAATCGGTTTAGGCTCCGGTGCGTTAGGGCATCTGCTGTCACATGGGTTTTTCAGGCAAATACTACACATATTCTGATCCCTCCGCTTTTGCTATTACACATCCAACTTCCATTACTGCAATCCCAACTCCCACCATAGCCAGTGGGAATATCCAGTTCGGTCCATCCAGCGCTGAACCAAAGATAAGAATCATCATAAAACCAGCGCCTATGATCTTCTCTCCGAACAAAAGACCTTTTCTCTTCATTGTGCTGCTCTCCTTTCCTTCCAAAATATCGGTGTTACGAATAACCCGATGTCTATATCTCTTGTCTTCTCACAAGCATCTTCCAATTCCTGCGCTGTCCGGATTCCAAACTCTCTTTCCAGGTATTCTCTGGTCTTCTCAATATCCACAAACGCCACCACCTTTTCTGAGCAGCTTTTCTTTTATCAACCGCAATTCGCTGATAGAAACCGCCAACTTGTCCAACGCTTGTGTTACTTCCCTGAAGTCCTCTTCTTCATCCGGGGAAATTCTTCCGTCTTCTGCAATATCCAGAAGTTCTCTTCTCATATCCTCGATGTCTTCATTATCCAGCTTTGCTACTATTCCAACCGTAACTGCTTCCAGTGTTTTGACTTCTCCTGAAATTGGCTTCCCTTTTCCAAGGGGACACTGATTCAGGCAATACAAATTTTTAAGCTGCGGAGCATGATATTCATCAGCCATCATCATGACTAAATCCAATGGCGGTACGGTAATCCCTCTTTCGTAATTTGCCATTGAAGAAACCGAAACTCCAAAATATTCCGCCGCACTTTCTCTGCTCCTGAAATTTTCATTGTTCTTTGAGGCTAAAACCCTACACTGGAAGTAGATGCTTATGCCCGTATTCTCACATCTATCATCCATGTTCTTTTTTCTCCTTCTTTGCTACACTAAACCTAGCTGATACCGAGGCTTGTGAGGATTCTGTTAAAATCCTCAAAATTACCAATCGGTAAGTTATTGTCATAAAAAATAGCGTTCATCTCGTCATATGTCAGACCATAGAATTTAGATAACGCTATTACCTCTCTGGGCTTGAATGGCATTTCCCCACGTTCCTTCTTTCCGTAGGATACCACGGATTTGCCTATGACTTTTGCTAGTGTTTCAAGGGATACTCGCCTACCGGCTCGGAGTTCCCGCAACCTTGCAGTATCCATCAAGTCACCTCCTTTGTGGTTTTATTTATGACATCATCTTATCTTACCGTCTGGTAATTGTCAATAATTATTTTATATTTTTTGTAAGTCCAGTTTACTTTTCGGTAAGCATATATTATCCTTACAAAAGAGGTGATTCTATGCAGAGTTTTTCAAACATCCTTTATAACCTTCTGAAGCAGAAGGGCATCAGCCAGAGGATGCTTGCTGAGATGGCAAATACAACAGAAGCCACAATTTCACGCTACTTAACAAACGCAAGGCGTATGCCCCGTGCTGATCTCGTAATTGCGATCGCCGAAGCGTTGAACGTAAGTACCGACTATCTTCTTGGGCTTACATCAAACCCGGCGAGGCAGTCTCTTTCCGCAGAGTACGAAGAACTGATCCGCTGTTATTCCTACGCTTCAGAAAGCGACCGGAAAGTAATTTGGGCTGTTCTCGACAAATATCAGGATACCGATTACAAGGCTGCGGCTTCAGGTCAGGATAAGTGGAAATCTGCGGATTCCGCCTCCCGGCAGGATGCCATAAAAAATTTCGAGGACGAATAGACCACGACCTTCATATCATGGCGTACCACTCTATTTCCCTGAAGATGGAACTTTCAGCAGCACAGATAGAACAGTATTTCAGCGAGAGAGCATTTTCTTTTTACAGCAACCGTCTGTCTGCATATGTGATTGCTTATAACAGTAATCTCCCTCTTTTGGAAATTATATATCTGGTATTCCATGAACTCGGTCATATCTATTTCGGACATATAGCCCCAAGCAGCAATACCATTGCAACGCTGGAGCAGCAAGAATCGGCGGCAGATCATTTTGCCGCCTTTATTTTTTCCAAGATTGGAGGTGTAAAAATGCAAACACTCACAGGCAATGAACATTTCACTTATGACGGTATGCCGGTCGGTATCCTCCTCAATGATTTTTGGGCTTGGAACTCTTCCGATCTACTGAACAACACGCTGCGAGGTGCATTGGCAGAATTTATCGTTGCATCAGCACTCGGCATTGACACCACTGTGTCCCGCCAGGATTGGACAGCCTATGACCTTCTTTCTCCTTCTGGCAGAAAAATCGAGGTCAAATGTTCTGCTTATCTGCAAAGCTGGAATCCGGAGCGTCTTTCCAAAATCCAGTTCAGTATCCGTCCTGCCCGTTCCTGGGATGCAGAGAATGATTTCAGCGCCGATCTGAAAAGATGGTCTGACCTTTACGTCTTCTGCCTTTATGCAAGCAAAGACCGGTCTGAAACCCCACTCCAACTGGAGCGCTGGGAATTTTATGTTCTTCCTACGGAAGTTCTGAACCAAAGGTGCGGCAATCAGAAGAGTATTTCTCTAAATTCTCTCCTGTCTCTGCATCCAGCAAAAGTGACTTATGGGGATTTACAGGAGACAATAGAAAATATCCCTCTTTGTTGTACCCCCCCCGAACATTAGTTCTGATTTTTACATCTCATTTTTTATCGCCGTGATGTAGGCTGCCTTCTGCCGCTAGTCACGGCAGAAAGGATTGTTTATGGACGAAAAGATTATCATTCAAGGTGTCTGCAACCACATTAAGGGAGCATTTGTAGAAAACGGTCATGGCATGCTGACAAACCAGCGTTTTATTTACTCAAAACACAGCTTGGCAAAAATCGCCGCTATGGGCGTACTTGTAAATCTCACGCAAGGTTCTTACGAATTTGAAATACCGCTTTCCGATATTTCTTCTGTGCATGAGAAGAAACGGCTTTTCAGTAAGGTTATTCAGATAACCACGCTCTCCGGAGATGAATATACCTTCTACTTTTCAAAGCTGATGGAATGGAAAATAGCTTTTTCCAATCTGCTTCCTGGGAAAGTAAGCTGACATTCTGTCCGCAGGACTGTCCTACGGATTTTCCGCCGGACGGACTATATATATTTATTATTTATATATATTGGTAATGGTGCTGATACTGGTTACATCGGATTTTCCTACGGACCGTCCATAGGACTGTCCTACGGACGGTTCTGGAAAGCCTTGTTTTATGCAGCCTTCTGCTTTCCCGGCTAAATTTTCTTCCGATGATACGATGCGCCAGCACTATCTATTTCACAACATGAAAAACGGATTTTTTTTGTGACAGTCCTACGGACTGTCCATAGGATTATCCGTAGGACGAAATGCAGGAGATCAATATGGCTTTTAAGAAACTTATGGATACTCACCCAGATAAACGCCTCCGTGTGGCAATTTACATACGTGTCTCTACAAATCATCAGATTGACAGGGACTCTCTTCCGCTCCAAAGGGAAGAACTAATAAACTATGCAAAATATGTCCTGAACATCGAGGACTTTGAAGTGTTTGAAGATGCCGGCTTTTCGGCAAAGAATACGGACCGCCCAGGATACCAGAATATGATGAAGCTAGTTCGTACCTGCGTGTTTTCTCACATACTGGTTTGGAAACTGGACCGTATATCCAGAAATCTTCTGGACTTTGCAGCGATGTATGACGAACTGAAAAGGCTGGGCGTTACATTCATCAGCAAAAATGAGCAATTTGATACCTCTACCGCTATGGGCGAAGCTATGCTGAAGATTATTCTTGTCTTCGCAGAGTTGGAGAGGAAAATGACTTCTGAGCGTGTAACCGCTACTATGCTTTCCAGGGCTGCCAACGGAAAATGGAACGGCGGCAGAATACCATACGGCTATTCCTACGATTTTGAAGAACGCATCTTTTCTATCTGCACCGAGGAGCAAAAGGTGGCGCTGCTTATGTGTGATCTGTACGAATCGTCTAACTCTCTGCTCTTTGTGTCAAGAAAACTAAACGAGATGGGCTATCGAAGCAGAGCAGGAAATCTATGGAGTCCTGTCCAGGTTCGTAAAATTCTGACAAACCCGTTCAATACCGGAGCATACGTCTACAATCAGACCTCAATGAGCACGGGAACGCAGCTTCCAAACCGCAAGGAAGACTTTGTAGTAATTGAAGACCACCACCCCGCTCTCTTCCCAAAAGAGCGACAGGACAAAATCATCGCCAGACTAGCAAGAAATACGAAATCCCGTTCAGGTGCTCATAATTCCGTGAACCGCAAGAACACACATGTCTTCAGCGGTCTAATATTCTGCGAGAACTGCGGGATGATGCTTACCAGCAGCACTGGAAAAAAGATGGCTGGAGACGGCTGGCGTCCTTCCATTTACCTTTGCCCCTCGAAGCGCCGTCATGTTTCTGTCGGCTGCCATGATACAACTGACTCTACCGTGGGAGAATTTGTTATCAACTTCATCATGAACATGCTGAACACACAGAAAAACTTCCAGCTTATCCGATCAACTGATGACTTGCAGCGTTCTTTGCTGTACGGCAAGGTCTTTGACGATGTGGACCATCTCGATCCGGACAGCCTAAACGACATGTTCAACGTGCTTTCCTCCAATCTGCCCCAGAGCGTCAAGTCAGGTCTTAGAAAATCATCCAAGAGAAAGGTAAACCCCGAACTGACAAAACTGCGGCGTGAAATGCAGAAACTGGACCGGGCTATGGACCGTCTGAAGCATCTGTACATGTACTCCGAGGAATCCATGTCCGATCAGGAATATCTGACAGAGCGTAACCGGATCACAGAAGCATATAAAGAGGCAGAAGCACGGATAGAAGAAATATCCAGCTATGACACTATCGAACACTCCATCTCCGATGCAGACTTTATCCGGGAAGCCACTTCATTCATTCTTGCAAAGAAACTTTCCGGGAACTCCTACATCAATTACCGGAGACTGGCTGTCAGCACCGACACGCAAGTTCTGAAGGATTTCTTTAATTCTGTGCTGGACTCCATCACAATCAATACTGATGGCAAAATCGGTAGCATCGTCTTCAAAAACGGTCTGCGCCACCGGTTCATTTACAAAGAAAATGCGCCAAACGGATAAGCCGCTGGCGCTCTTTTTTCATTTTCTAATTGTGAACTTTTTGTGAATTTGCATGATTTCTTTTGTTTTCTGAAAATAACAGCTTTTTACTATCTGTTTTTACTATTCAGCAGAATCTTGTCATATACGATAATTCTTACATATACTTGTAAACTACTCAGTTGATTTTAGGTCGTCTGTTATGAACATGGCATC